ATATGACTATGTATATCTTTGATCCTACTATCATTGATGGTAAAGTAAGTCAAGAAGATTATGACGCATTAAAGCAAGCTATAGAGGAAGGTAAGCTTATCTATACTATTAACTCTAAGAGAAATGGTTTAGACTTAGCAACTGAAGTAGCTATAGTTGGTGGTACTATATACATTGAATCTCCTGACTTTATTAAAGAAGAAGGTACAGATAATATATCTCAAGTAGTATTTGATACTATTACTGTAGATGGCTCATTGAACTATAGTAAGGAACAATACACTACTACGGTTATTAAGACTACTGGAGATGGTACTAAAGTACTCACAGATAATGGTCAATATGTATATATAGGTAACTTAGCATTAACTAATATTAAGTTTAAAGATGGTACTAATACATCTACTTATGACTTAGTAACCAATGGCATTACTTTCAGATAGAATGCTACTCCTTGTGTATCATGGAATACTATTAAGAGTGGTAACAATATCTATATGGATATCCGTATAGCTAATGCTACTGCTTCTATGGACGGTCTCATGAGTAAGGAAGATTATGTAGAACTTAATACTACTATTCCTGGATAGATCGAAGACCTAAAGGAAGTTGATTCTAACTTAAGCAATAGAATAGATAATCTTGATGATAAGATTGATAAGGAGATTGCTGATAGAGAAGCAGAGATAGATCGTATAGAGAATAAATTTGATGGAGTTACTGATGAGCTAGAAGCTGCTTTACAGAAAGAAATTGAAGATAGGAAAGCAGGAGACACTACTATTACTAATAACTTAAATGCATTTATTAGTACTAAAGGTCAGCCTGGCGGTTTAGCTGAATTAGACTCAACTGGTAAGGTTCCTGCAGCTCAATTACCGTCTTATGTAGATGATGTATTAGAGTTCTCTACTAAAGCTTAGTTCCCCCAGACTGGTGAAACTGGTAAAATATATGTAGCTAAAGATACTAACTTAACATATAGATGGACCGGTACTCAATACTTAGAAATTAGTTAGAGTTTAGCATTAGGTGAAACTCCTAGTACTGCATATCCTGGAGATAAAGGTAAAGCTAATAGAGATGCTTTAAATAGTATGCCTACTAAACTTACTTCATATCTTACTCCTACTACTAGTACTGGTGAATTAGTTAAGATTAACTATAAGTATGCAGCTAAAGATGGTTTAAATTATGGTCCATTACAGGATGATAATATAGATATACCATCAGCTACAACTACTAATGCAGGTGCTATGTCTGCAATAGATAAAGGCAGATTAGATGACTTATATAATGAATTTGGTAGTATACAGAATCCTGGTGATAAGCTTGATTCACTACCTAATAACCTAGTTACTGGTATGGATGCAACATCTAGAAATGCAACTAGTGTAACTATTAATTATAAGCAATCTGATTTATCTGCAGCTAGTAATTCATATGCTAATCCTATTACTAAGTCATAGACTATACCTGCTGCTACTCAATCTGCAGCTGGTGTAATGACTGCAACTGATAAGCAGAACTTAGACATTAATATACCTAATAGAATTACTAATCTAGATAATAGAGTAACTACTGAGGTAAATAGGATAGAAGAGCTTATTGAGAATAGTTCAAACGATATTATCAATGATTTGAATGTAGAGATACAAGCTAGAAAGGATGGTGATACTAAGTTACAAACTAATATCAATAATCTATAGTCTACTATGAATACAGAATTAGCTAAGAAGGTTGGTAAAGTAACTGTAGCTGGTTCCGGTAATGCTGTTACTACTGCATCTATTAGTGGTGATACTCTTACTTTAACCAAAGGAGCTACATATAATAACTATGTACATCCTGCTGGTTCTGCGCCTAGTAAATCATCTGGATTCTATAAGTTCTCTACTGATTCTACTAGTCATGTAGCTAGTGTTACTGCGGTAACTAAGTCTGATATAACTGCATTAGGAGTACCAGCATAGGATACTAATACTACATACACATTTGCTAATGGTTCTGCTGGTAATTTCACAGTAACTCCATCTGGAGGTAGTGCATAGACTGTAAGCGTTGGTAAGCCAGCTAATGCTGGCAATGCTGACACAGTTGGTGGTATCAGTCCATCTGCTTTTGTAAAGAAAGCTGGGGATACTATGACGGGAGCATTAACAATAAATCAAACTTCATCAGTAACTCCTTTAACTTTACATGGAACTGATGTTTCTAGTTATATACAGTTTATTAATAGTGGAACACAAACTGCAGAAGTAGGATATACTAACTCATTAGGTGCATATCTGTATAATGATAAACTATCAACTCATCCGTGTATATCATTAGGTAGAGTAGATAGTTTAGATGAAGGAGCAACTTTCTATTATGGAGGTACTCATTATAAATTACTTCATAAAGGTAATTATGCTAACGAGTTAGATTAGCGTTATTCACCAAAAATGGTATATAACTATGATAAAGGATGTTTGGTAAAATTAAGAAATGCATCTAGTGTTGATGCAATGATTACTGTAAGAATATTCGGTAATTCCTATTATACTACACCTCCGTTTGATACAGTAATATAGTTCTATAATTATAATACAGGAAACTCAATAATATAGTATTCTGGGGTTAATAACGGAGCTGGATTTGGTGATATAAAAGTATTTATCCATGATGGTAAGGTTCATTTGTGGTTTAAACAAATACGACAATTCCAATCTTTTGTAGTACATGCTTATTATAGCAATAGCAGTGACTATCGTAACATGGTCGAATCTATAAGTAATGCAGCTATGCCCACTTCTGGAGTAGCTAGAATGGTAACTATAACTCCTAAATAGTCCATATATGCTGGAGATGATATTATTAGCGCAGCTGGAGGTATAAATATAGAACACACAAATGAAATAAATTCATATACTAGCCATCTATATTTAAACCATAGGTATTCTTCTACTGGTGCTAGTACTAAGAATATACTTATGTGTGCTAACGGTGGATCAGTAATTGTTGGGGTTAATGTTGGATCTATTGCTGGAGATAATAAACTTTACATAGGTGGTAATGTAGCATCTTCTGGTAAAGTATCTGCAGCAGGTGGTTTCTTCAAAGAATCTGATGCTCGTTTAAAATCAGATATTAAACCTTTAGACTACACTCTAGATCAGATATGTTCTATACCTACTGTATCATTTATAATGAATGATTAGAAGCAAATAGGTACTATAGCATAGAACTTAGAGGAATTAGGTTTTGAGGACATAGTAACTGAAAGTGATACTCTTAAGTCTGAAGTAAGTAATCCCGAACAGTTTGAATCATTCACTAAAGATGGTGAAGAGTATGTTAAGGTTAAGAAGGTAGAGTATGAGATGTTAGGTGTATTAGCTATTGAAGGAGTTAAGATGCTTAAGGATGAGATTGAAAAGCTTAAAGCTGAAATAGAAACTTTAAAGAATAAGCAACATGAGTAATGAAATAGCAACATATTCTATGATATTAAGTAAGCTTAGTCTAGGTAAGAGTGGGACAGAATGTCCTACTAAGACCTAGATTTTAGCTATTAATTCATTAATCGTTATTGATAATGCTTCTACTTATGGAGCTAATGAATGTGTGAAGATAGATGATATACGTAAGAAAGTAGAGACTTGGAATTACTACTTAACAGTATCACCTACTAGTATGTCATTTGGAGCTGGTGGTGGCAGTAAGTCTTTCACTGTTAGTTCTTATAAGAGAAAAGTATTAGATGGAGTAGAATAGAGTGGTGATACTAGTGTATCATTAAAGTCTACTACTATATCTGGTACTGGATTCTCTTTAAGTGGAACTACAGTAAGTGCTTCTGCTAATGAAATTACTTCAAATAGAACAGGTACAGTTACTATAACTTAGAATGAGTCTAATAAAACTGCTACTATTAGTTTGTCACAAAGTGGAGATGATGTTAGTTCATATGGTGAATGGGTAATAACTGTATCAGCTAATCCTACTAGTGTATCTAGTAGTGGAGGTACTTCTACTATTACAGCTAGTGCTAAGAGAACTATATATTGGGAGAGTGGTGATGTTACTGAAGAAACAGGTAATCCTACATTATCTACTAACTTAGGTAGCCTTAGCAGTACTTCTTCACCTAGTACTTTAACATTAGGAGAGAATACATCTACATCTAGTAGAACTGCTACTATTAAAGCAACTCACGGTGGTAAATCAGCTACTTGTACTGTTACTCAAGCTGGTGCTGAACCTACTATTGAGTATGTATTTACAATTAGTCCATGGCATGTTAATGTTGGAGCTAGTGGTGGTACAGGAGATATAGGCTTTACTTCATATAAGTTGGTAAATGGTAATCAGATCAGTTTAGGATACAGTATAGATAGTAGTACATTACCTTCGTGGGCAACATATAGTAATGGTAGATTCACTATAAGTTCTAATTCATCTACATCTTCTAGATCTGCAAATGTGTACTTTACATAGAGTGAATCTGGAAAAAGAGATTATGCTACAATATCACAAAGTGGTTATGTACCACCTGCAGATAATTATGTATTTACTTGGGAAGATGGTAGTACCTCAGATGTTAGCGCAAGCTTCCCGTGGGATTTCTCTACTAATGGAACTGCTGCTAATATACCAGTAGTATCTACTAAGAATGGTAGTAGTCAATCTTGGAGTGTGTCTAGTAAGCCTAGTTGGATAACTACTTCTACTACTAGTAGTAAAGTTACTATCAGTGCATCCGATAATAGTGGATCTGCAAGAAGTGGAAAAGTAGTATTAACTCAGAGTGGTTCTGGTAATACATTAACTGTTAATGTTAGTCAAGGTGCTAAGCCTGCTGAATATGTATTTACAATAACACCAAATACATATGATGCTCCATATAGTAATGCCACTTTCATACCAAGAACAGTATCTACTAAGAATGGTAGTAATATAGGCTATAGTTTAACTTCTGGTGGTACTGATTGGGTAGTTGTATCTACAACTGGAAAAATAACTGTAAAGATATTGAAAAACACTACTTCTAATACTAGAAGTACTACTCTAGTATTTACATAGAATGAATCTGGTAAGACTCAATCTATAAAGATAACTCAATCTGGACAACCAGATGAGTATATATTATCTATGTGGCCAGAAAGTAATACCTCTGGAGTATACACAGCAGATGTTCAAAATACAGATATAGAAGTAAGAAGCTTACGCAATGGGCAAAAGCATCAGATAGGGGTTAAATCTCAACCAGAATGGTGTACAGCTTATATAAGTAGTAGCAATGATGACGGTATATACCATATAGACTTATTAATACAGAGTAATCCGTTAACTTAGTCTCGAACAGGTACTATTGTATTTGAGCAAGAAGATTCTGGCATGACTACTAGTTTTACTGTTTCTTAGGGAGGCGCTATCTTAAAAGATAATAAATTAACTATCACAAGTTTAAGATATGATACTGCATTTCTATTTCCAGCTGGTATTGCTCCTGTTGAAGGTTCAAATGTATATTTAGGTTTTATAGTACCCAATACATTTACATGGAAAACTTCTACTGGGTTAACTGTAAATAGAGGAACCATTTATGCTGGAGAATTAGCTAACGTATATGTACGAGAGAATCAAAGTTATAAGTTAGTCAAAAGCTTCTAGTTAGAAACCGGAGAACAAACCATTACTATTTAATGAATCCGTACTTAGCACATATGACAGATAGAGAATTGTTGGAGCAGATATATCTTCTGCTCCTTCAAATCAACGTGAAGGTAAGTGAGATAGATAACGATACTAAACAATTTGGTATGAACGTAGCAGCCAATCTAGTTGGTGATGCTCTAATGATGAATAACAATGATGCCGAGAGAAGAAATAATTAAACAGCTTAAACCTTACTTTAACGTAAAGGAATTAGTATGTAATCACATATATAGTAGATTTGGAGAATAGTCGTGGATGTTCTTAAGTACATAGCTACTGCATGTATTACTGTGTCTACGTACTGATGTTTTACGAATGCCAATGCATATTAATACAGGTACTATGCATCAAAGAGGTATGCGTTGTAACCTGTGTCCTTTAGTAAAGAGTAAGAAGAATGTATATGTTAGCGGTCACACGACTGGTAACGCAATTGACTTTACTTGTGATGATAAGACTGCAGAAGAAATAAGAGAGATAATAAAGGCTAAACCTTTATTATTGCCATGTAAAGTACGTTTAGAGGATGGTGTATCATGGGTTCATATCGATGTATATGATGATGGCACAGAAGATAAAATAACAACATTTAAAGCATAATATATGTTACAGAGAGAAATAGTTAGATTTAGAGCATCAGATACGTAGCCTAATCCTCTAGAAGTAGATTATTGGATTGACGTTACCTCTAATTACTATGGTGGTTGTATTAGATACTATCGTAATGATACTAATACATGGGAGATGCTAGATCTGAATGATAAGCAAGTAGATGCTATCATTGATTATATTAATAGAGCTCTTGATCAGATAGAACAGTTTATTAATGAAGCTATAACTGAAATCAGAAATGAATTGGCTGAATTTAAAGATGAACTGAAAGAGGAAGTTAATAAACTGTGGTAGTATATTAATCAGAAAGTAGAAGAATTAACTACTCAGATTAGTAATATTAGAAATGAAATTAATGGTATTAAGTAGGATATTACAGATATCAATAATAACATTGATGATATAAATCAAGATATTACTAATATCAATTCTAGTATTGAAGATATACGTCAAGATATAACTGAAGTAATAGGCGGAGATTTAAGTTCTATTCAACAAAAGATTACTGAATTAACTCAAAATATACAAGAGTTAGATAGTAAGATTGACCAATAGATTAGTGATTTAAGAAGCTATATAAATAGTGAAATTACTAAAGCTAAGAATGAACTTAAGACCTACGTAGATGGTAAAGTTACTGATCTTACTGAGTTAATTAACCAAGAGATTACTAATATAGAATCTTCAATAGGTGATTTCAAAAATGAAGTTAATCAAAGTATATCTGAACTTACTAGTAAAATAAATAATCTAGATAGTAAGATAACTGAAGAGTATATTACTCAGCTAATAAATAAACTTATTAGTGAGAATAAGATATCTGTATTAGATCCGGTACAACAGGCAATGAACAAAGGTACTGGTGTTACTTTAGCATTACCTAGTGCTAATAATGGTAAGATATCATTACCTATATGGACTGGTACTGAAGCTGAATATAATTAGCTTACTAAAGTAGCAGGTATGACTTATAATATTATTGATGAGGAGAGTGAATAATGTTAGAGTTAGGTATAGCAGGGGGACGAGCAGTTCCCCTACAAAAGAGAACTGTAGGCAATACTAATATATCTGATGTATTTGATGGAGTAAATCATATATGGCCTACTAGGGATGATGTAGCTTACTTCTATGATTTCAATAGTATATAGTTGAGATTCATATGGACTGATTCTAACGGTAGAGATTTTGATACCGGTACTAACATCACTAACGCTCCTAGTATCCCTAGTAAAATAGTAGGATGGAGTTGGGGTTCGTCTGAAAATAGAACTCAACCGTTTTTATACTGGGGAGGCGATAACACTCAATCTGGAGCAGAGTGTGTAATGGTAGACATTAAATCCATACAAGACGTATATACTAATGATCCTAGTTTAACTATGCCGGAATAGTTAATTGTATAGCTTAGAGGAAACTGGTTTGGAAATAAAAATGACGGTATTGTGACTGTTGAATGTACTGCTTATAAAGGAGGAGTTATAGTAAAAGCATATCAAATGAAGGGTAGTGATATGGGAGTAACAGGTCAATCATTTGTATTCGCTGATAAAGATGGTTGGGTGTCTGAAGAAGGTATGCCTAATAAAATATGGGTTGGAGAAGCTGTTAAATACGTTGATAGATGGTATAAAATTAATCCTGTAGATGATAGCGTAGAAGGTATGCCCAATTTAACGATATAGAGAGACTTTACACATAAAGGTACTTTAAGTACTTCCGTTAATGGTTATGTTACATTTAATGGTAAATAGTATAAGACATGGAATGATTAGACTAATGTAGACGGAGATATAATAATAGGATCTGTTAGATGTCTGAATACTGATACTATGACTGAGGAAGGATAGATTAAAGTAATCGCTATGAATGAGAATGGCACTATATACAATGATAGTATAAGTACTGCATTCAGATATGGATATGTAGCGGGTAATAGTGAAAAGAGAGGTCAGCAGTTTATTAGGAGTTATGTAAGCAGTAGAGACGGTTAGGCAGCAGATGAGGAATTTGCTGTAGTTAATTACTTTGATAAGACTGAAGCTGGTCAAGTTGTAGCATTAAATCCAATAACATAATGAAAACAATATTGTATATTTCAATGATGAATATACAAGATAGAAAGAATACAATACTCCAGAACAGGAGATTATTTAATTATTAAATATTTGCAAATATGGTTAAACAAGAAAATCCTAATTTCATAGCATCTAAGTATGCTCCAAATCCTAAAGAGGTTTCTTACTGGATTGACTTAGCAACAGACAGTACTGGTAATGTTATTAAGTCATATAGTCCTGATCTTAAGAAGTGGATACCGCTGAATAGAGATGCTAATGTAGACCAATGGACTCACATTAAAGAGATTGTTCAATCTGTTGGTTTAAACTATGATAAGAATAGTGACATTATATCTTTGCCTGATAATAGTAGCAATAACTACTTTAAAGGTAGTAGTATAGTAGATGCTATTAATAAAGGTGATGCTGCTGTAAAAGCTCAAGTAGATAGACTGGATACTAAGATTGATGATGTGAATGAAGACTTATAGGACTTCAAAGCATTAAAAGGTCAACCTAATGGTCTTGCTGAACTTGATGGTAATGGTAAAGTACCTGCTAGTCAATTGCCTTCATATGTTGATGATGTGATGGATGCATATGCTACTTATACTGTATCCCCTACTGGAGTACTTTAGGATATACAGTTATATGCAGACGCTGAACATGAAACTCCTATAGTAGGTGAGAGAGATAAAATATATGTTAATGTAACTCCTGGTGAAGTAAGCTATCAATTTAGATGGTCTGGTTCACAATGGGTACACATTGATTCTAATGCTATTATCATTGGCGATATTACTGGTACTGCTTATGATGGTGGTAAGGGTAAAGCTATGGAGAATGTAGTTGGTTCTATGCCAGATAATTTATTAAGTACATTCCAGTTAGATCAGACAGATGTTAATAACATTACTATCAGTCTTACTGGAGTAGAAAAGAGCGGCGGTAAATATGTATAGTCTACTTTAGCTGATATTACTATTACTCCTGCTACTAATACTGTCGCTGGTTTAATGACTGGTGCTGAGAAGTTAGCCATTAATGAAACTCTTCCTGATGCAATCAATGATGAAAAAGTTGCAAGAGAGAATGCAGTGAAAGAACTCAAAGCTAAGGATACAGAACTTCAAGGCAATATTGACAGTTTAGAGACAGCTTTAAATCAAGATATTACAGAGCTTAGAAGTACAATACTTAAAGTAAATGATAAAGTAGGTTTAACTGAAGCTAATGAAATGCCTGATTTATCAAGTACTAATTACTTAGCAGATAGTCCTAGTGCTATAAGTGCAGCTGTTACTCTTGATGAAGAGATTGGTAAGCTTAGTAGAAATGAAAACGAACTGTGGTATGGTGTTAAGTTTGACTTAGCTAATAGTTCTAGTCCTGATGGTGTACGTACTGGTAATATGGAAATGCATAAAACACTTCCTATCCAGAGTAAGATGAGAGGTTGTACTATTAATAATGATGACAATACTAAGAGGTATTTAAAAGCAGATGACTGGAATAAGTGGGAAGATGGCGTTACTGTGACTGATGACAGTAAAGATATGGCTCCTGAAATTATGGTAGAAATACCAGAACATTATAGATTATTAGTGGCTACTCCAGACAATACGGTTGAAATTCGTATGAGTGAATACAATCTCCCTGGTTATACCAAAGTAGAAAAGAAATATATTGGAGCGTATGAAGGTGTTATTAATACAGGTAGTGCGGATACACAGAATACGCTTAGATCGATTGCTGTTTCAGCACTTAAACTGAAACCTATAGTAAATGAAACTAGAAACCAATTCCAAACCTTTGCTAGAGGGAATAATCGGACTAACAATTGGAATATCTATACCTACGGTGCGCATAGAGATCTTACTTGGTTATTCGTAGTAGAATATGCTACTCTGAATAGTCAGAAAGCATTTAATGCTAGCTTAACTGCAGAAGGTTATCATCAAGGTGGTTTAGGTGATGGAGTAACTACAGGAACTGTAACTGTAAATGGAGCTACTACATATTCTTTTGTACCTAGTGGTACTACTAAATCATTAGGTAATGGTACTGGTATAATCGAATATACACATACTAATACTAATGCAGAGGGTACATCTACTGGTACTAAGGTAGTTAATGTTCCTAGATACCGTGGTATTGAGAATCCATTTGGTCATGTATGGAAGAATGTAATTGATGTAGTAGTTGCTGGTACTGACAATAGTGTATACATCTGCAAAGACTATACTAAGTTTGGTACATTTGAAGGAGGAACTAATCCTACTGCAGAACAGTTAATTGCAGCAGGTTATGAGTTACAAGACTTTAAAGAAAGTACAACTACTAGACAATATGTAAAAAAACTCGTTAATCATAATTAGGCAGATCTATTCCCAACTGTAGTAGGAAATGGAGCTAGTGCTACAACCTATTATTGTGATTATCACTGGACGAATGCTGTAGCTACACCTAGAACTCTTCTACTCGGCGGTCGCTCAGTCGGTGGGTCTGATGCGGGTTTGTTCTCTTTGAGTTCTTACTATGGGTTGGGCTATTCCCATGCGACTGTCGGGACTCGAATTACCTTCTATGGTGAACCGGCATTGCCAGCTGCTCCAGCTACATTAGAGTTAAATGATGAGGATTATGAACAATTGGATTCTATAGAATCTGAAGAAAACTGGTTTTAATTAACCAATAAAAGGTTGCAGTCGTGAGTAAATCAGCAGTAACTCAGACAATGAGTCTAATGCAGGTTTGTTCAATTTGAATTCTAACAATGAGTTAGACAATTCCAATGCGAATGTCAGGACACTGAAATACATTAAAAAAATTATAACTGACAAAAAATCAAGGGCTGAACCTTACCTCTTGGTAAAATATGACATGCTTCTTAAGTGCATTGGTAGCGAAAGTGAAGATGCACGAAGGTATTTCAGAAAATATTATTTATGAAGAGATATAATAATTTATTCGATAAGATTGTTAGCTTAGACAATTTATATTTAGCAGATAAGAAAGCTAGAAGAAATAAATCTAATAGAAAAGATATCAAAGAGTTTGACTAGAATAAAGAAGAATCACTTAAAAAATTATAGCAGGATTTAATTAACGGTACATATAAAACTTCTGAATATAATACATTTATAATTAGAGAACCTAAAGAAAGATTAATATTCAGATTACCTTATTATCCAGATAGAATAGTACATCATGCTGTAATGAATATAATGGAACCTATATGGGTATCTATCTTTATTAAAGACACTTATAGCTGTATTAAACACAGAGGTATTCATGAAGCATTACATAATGTTAAAGAAGCTTTAAAAGATGTAGATAATACTACTTATTGTCTTAAGCTAGATATCAGAAAGTTCTATCCTAGTATAGATCATGAAGTATTAAAAAGCATAATAAGAAAGAAGATAAAAGATTGGAAGTTATTACAGCTATTAGATGAAATAATAGATTCAGCAGAAGGTGTGCCTATTGGTAATTACTTATCTTAGTTCTTCGCTAATCTATATCTTACTTACTTTGACCATTGGCTTAAAGAAGATAAATAGGTTAAATATTATTTCAGATATGCAGATGATATAGTAATATTGCATAATAATAAAGAATACCTATGGAGTTTATTTGAAGAAATGAAGTAGTATATAGCTACTTTAAAATTATCTTTTAAAGATAACTATCAGATATTTAAAGTGGAAGATAGAGGAATATCATTTGTAGGTTATGTAATAAGGCATGACTATACCTTAGTAAGAAAGAACATTAAGCGTAGTATGTGCAGGAAAGCTGCTAGATTAGGTAGAAAGAAGCACATTACAGTAGAAGATTACAAACAAGAAATGTGTAGTCATATAGGTTGGCTTAAACATTGTAATGGTATCAACTTATTAAAGAAGATATTACGCTATAAAGAGCTATTAGTTTATGCAAGAAGATTTTCAAAATAGAAACTTTAAATAAACCTTATCGTTATATAGTTATAATCTCAAACGGAATTCCGAGCCCTATCAGATTTTACTCCCCTTTTAATCTGTTAGGGCTTTATTTGATTTTTATTATCAGCTACTATCTATGAATTACCAACAATTAGGAGAACATACTATGTCAATATTTAAGAACATGTTCAGTAGTGCGGATAAATGCGTAGCTTCTGTTATAACTGGGCTACTTTCTATATTCGCACCTGTATGGGTTCCTATCACTACTGTCGGTATATTGATACTACTTGATGCTATCTATGGTTATAAAGTCTCTAAAAAATATGGGCATCCTAAGATTGAATCGCATAAAGCATGGAAAACTATATGGAAGACTAGAGATGCAGCAGTAGCAATAACTAGTGCGTCAATAATAGATTAGCTGGTAGTAACCTCTATTAACTTGTACGCTGTAGAAATAGTAGCAGGAATGATAGCCTTAGTTGAGTTTTGGTCGTTACTAGAATCATTTAGCGACTTATATCCTAAATGGAAAATATGGAAAATCCTCAAAAAGGTTATAAAAGCAAAAGGGGAGAAATATTTAGATATATCATTAGATAAAGAATTACCAGATGATTCCAATACTGAATTAGTTAGTTAATTGGTTTACAAGGAATTTCAGAGCAGTCGCAGTAGGTTTAGTTAGTTTACTTATTGCGACTGTTTTTGTTTAGAACCATTAGCTACAAAAGAAGAATAAAGAGATTGACAGAATAACTAACAATGTTAGAGCTTACGAGCAATTAGCATCCTAGAAAGAATAGTTAAACAGAGTACTATAGCTTACTATAGAAGAACTAAATACTAGTAATGATAGTTTATTAAAAGAAGCTAAGGATGCTTAGAAAAAGCTTAAAATCAAAGACAAGAACCTAACTGATGTAAATGTAATCAATACTGAGATTAAAGATTCTGTTAGAACTATTATAAAACACAGGCTAATAGATTTTGACGAAGAACTTAAAATTAATCCATTAACAACTATCATAGTTAGTAGAAAGGACTCAATCCTTAAAGCCACATTAGATATTAAGAATCAATAGATTTTGTTTGTAGAAGAGAAGAAAGAATACCGTAATAAGTATAAGAATGGCTGGGTTAGGTTCTGGCACTTTGATTGGCGCCGTGTGAGAATGAAACGATATCAAATCGTAAATAGTAATCCAATAATCAAAATTACTGATACACGTATAATTGAGATACCAAAATAAAAATTGGAAGGCGTCGTAGAAGATTAAATACTATATCTGGAATTCCAGTACTTAAAACTACTGGGGTAGTAGCTACTTCTACTGAAGTAAGATATGACGTTAATTATCAAGAGTATAGAAGTTTACCAAACGAAGGATTGTTCTTTCTGGATGTAAGACAGTCTTCTGCTGAAGCTAGCGCTTCATTACCAGTAGGTTTATCAGATGGTAACAGTGAAAATAATAATCAATCTATGCTTCGCAACGCTCTACAAGAAGATGTACAAGCAGGTGACCTACAACTAAACTTTAGATATTTAATATATTATAATAAATGTAATAATGTCTATTAGTTAGTGAATGCTTATCCTGCAAATATAACCGCACCAGGTGCGTAATAATAAACAAAAGGGCTCTTGATTGAGCCCTTATAAAACTAACTTATTATGTTATTCAATCAATTAAATATAGGTGACAAGGTATATATAATAGAAGTAGTTGGTACATTCAAGAAAACTACTGAGTATAATGAGGGTTCTGTTACTCAAGTAAGTTCAATATATGATGAGCCACTACCACCAGGATAGTTCCCTATGCCTAATCAACCCAGAAAGAAAGTAGTAGATATAACTATATAGTGTAATGGAGAGACTAAGAAGTTTACTATACCTGAGAATAAATCAGTTATAACAGATAATTCTATAGGTCTTACTATATCTACTGATAAACAAGAAATTATAAATATAGTACGTAATCAATACGATACGTACAAACAAAGAAAAGAAGCTATAGCTAAATGCGATGAAGAAATGGCTAAGTGTTAGACTCTATTAGATAAGCTTGGAGTAGATAATGAACCAGCTAAAGAGAACGATAAGATAATAGAGTTATAGAAAGAAGTTAACGAATTAAAAAATATAATAAGGAAAGCTAATTAGATGGTACCACCGCCTATGAAGGAAATGCTTCCTTAGGATATGAAGAATGCTATGGATAAGGTTGGTCAATAAGATCAACCTTTTTTATTTTAAGCCTTTTTAAGACCGCTATTACTTAAATTAAAGGATTGTATTACTAATAATAGAAAGTGCCTATAACAGCCTTAAAATGCGTTATATGGCTTATAACGTTATTAAAATAAATAGACATGTCATTAAAAGAAGAATGGAAAGATATTCCTGGTTACGAAGGTTTATATCAAGCTAGTACATTAGGAAGAATAAAAAGTCTTGGTAGAGTAACTTGGGAGGAGTGGTATGATGGGACTCATGGAAGATGGCACAGTTTTCCTGAGAAAATATTAATTCCTAAAGTAGATAGGAATGATTACTTATCTGTAGGTTTATATAATATTAACAAGAATAGAAAAAGATATCGAGTGCACAGATTAGTAGCAATTACTTTTTTAAGTAATGAAAATAATTTGCCACATATAAACCATAAAGACGAAAATCCACACAACAATAATGTAAACAATCTAGAATGGTGTGATGCAAAATATAATTTGAACTATGGCACTCGAATGGAAAAATATAGAAAAAGTAGGGGAACCAAAGTACATAGATTTGATTTGAGTGATAGTTATATTGATACATGGGATTCTATGAGTTATGCCGCAAAGGTAGTATATGGCAATATTAATAGAGAAGTAGATATAAGAAAAAATTGTTTAGGGAAGATTAACAGAGTGTTAAATTATAAATGGAGATTTGATAATGACGCTTAATGAAATAATTGATAATATACTGCTCATAGCTCGTAATAACAACGTAGCTGAGTCTGAACATTTAAACAGAGCTCAAATAGAGAAATGGGTCATTGGATATAGATCTATGTTGATAAAATAGTAGATCGATAAAGGGCGTGATGTAAGCGAAGCTTATCTTACTACTATAGAACCTATCCATTTAGACCGTGAAGAAACTGTACCAGGTTACTTTACTTATGTAGGAGATAAAGAACTCCCTAAGTTAATAGACTTTAACTATAGACCTGGAGTAATAAATGTACGTGATATGTTTGGTAATATAATTTAGATAGGTAGTCGTACTAAAGCTAAATTATAGAAGTATAGAAAAGCTACATGTAAAGACTATATCGCATGGGTTAAAAACAATAGAATATACGTAGATGGAGATTCTAATCAGCTAGAGTATATCAGTGTAGATGTAATAGCTGAAGACCCTACAGAACTCAATGCTTGCTTTGACCCAGATAGTGAGTTCCCTATACCATCTGCAATGATACCAACTATTACACAAATGATATTAGAAAGAGAGTTACGTTTTATGATTACTATGCCTAGTGATGATACTAATGATGCGCATGATGATACATAGAACAGAGTTAGTGATAAATAATTGATGTATGAAATATTAGAGAAAGAGTTATACTACTACTGATTTCTATGAAAGCTATAAATAGTACATAGAACCTAATACACCATATGATATTGACTTATAGACATATAAGAACATTATTAATGACTATTTTTAGTACATTAGAGACGAAGTAATGTACAACTGTAAAGAGTTTAAGTTTCCATGTAGATTAGGTACTTTACAAATCATCAAACATCAACCAAAAGAATTCACAGGTAAGAGTCTTAGATGGGACTGGAAAGCTACAAAAGAAACTGGTAAGCCTGTATACCTACTTAATGACCATAGTAATTATTATAAATATAGATTCTTTTGGTCAAAGAAAGATAGTTTGCTTACTAATAAAACTAAATATTAGTTCATAGCTTCAAGAGATAATAAGAGGAATTTAGCTCAAATAATATTCAACAAAACAAAAGATTACCCAGAATTATGATAAATAATCGTATGATTAGTTCAGCTTCTGTAGTAGCTAAAGTAATAGCAGATCTCGATTTAAGAGAAGATGAGATACGTATTACAGATATTCGGGAGTGGATTATGGAATCCATACTCAAGATTGGAGCTATATAGTAGTTTGAGCATAAAGTAGAAATACTTCCAATAGAATGTCACCAAGTATCATTGCCTTGTGATTTGTATAAATTAGATTAGGTAGCATACTCATACTGCTGTAATGGTGGTTGGTTACCTATGAGAAAAGCAACATCCAGTTTTGGTGTATCTCACGATAATCAATGCTGTAGTAAAGCTTGTATGTTGATACAGGATGCAGCTATGTTTCCATTGGTTAAGAATATGTTTAATCTTACTAATGATAGAGAAGCATTAGACAAGTTAAATGAGGATAATAACCTTAGAGAAACATTAAGTGCATTAATAAACTAGAATACTGTGCCTACAGCAAACGGTAGATATCTAGGTAATAGAATAGGTCACAAAGATGGTACTATGTATAGTTACGATTTATAGTATATGACTAAACCTGGTTATATAATGACTAATGTACCTAGAGGATATATTAAGGTATCTTATTATGCTATATATACTGATGAAGATAGTATGCCCATGATACCAGATCTAGAGTCTTATAAGGAAGCAATATACTGGTATGTTACTATGAAGTTAATGTATCCTAAAAAGTTAAAAGGTCAAATAAGTCAGGGAGATTATTATGATATACGTAACTCTTATAACTTCTATCGTAAGCAAGCATATGCTGAAGCTATGATGCCTACTGTAGATGATTTAGAGAATGTAAAGAATACCTGGCACAAACTATACCCAGAGATGAATGATCACGATACTTTCTTCAGTACTAGTGGCGAAGAACAGATATTATATAACCAAGATAGCGCATTAAGATTGATATGATAAGTAATACTGCACAAGTCAATACATTTACGGGTGGTCTTAATATGGACTAGGACGTAAATTTGATACCGGATACTCAGTATAGATATGCTGAGGATGTTCGTGTTATCACTAATGATGGAGGAACTACAGGAGTATTACAAAGTATAGAGAATCCTAGAAGATACGATACTATTATACCTAAAGATGAGACAATAATAGGTACTACTACTATAAATGATATTGCAGTAGTAATAACTAAAACATCTGATAATATTAATAAGATATACAGATTAATGGGGTTCGATACCAACATGCCTCAAATCAAATTAGTATGTAAAGGAGCTTTAGGATTATGTGAAGATTTATCTAAAAATCCTACACTAAGTATTGTAGGTAACTATGAATCAGATACTAATATAAAGATATACTTTACTGATGGAAACAGTCCTATTAAGATTGTTAACATAATGAGTAATAAGTATATAGATAATTCTAATCTTATAGATGAGAATGGTAACATAATCAATCCTGGTTCATTAGAAATAACTCCAGTAGTAAGTTTATTGCCGTTTAAATTCCGTTGGTTATCTGAAGGTAATCTTAAAGCTGGAATGGTAACATATTGTTATCAATTATTTAATGTGCATGGCACTGAAACTGTTACTTCTCCAATGAGCGAGCTAATTCACTTAACAAATAGTGTAACTAGCCAAGGTAGTTCTGAATATAAAGGTACTGGTTTAAATAAGTCATCAAATAAATCAGTAATGCTATCTACTGAACTATCTCTCTAGGACTTTAATAAGTTGAGAGTAATCCGTATATTCTATGAACAGAACAACTCTACTCCTGTTATTAGTATAGTAGATGAAATAGATATTCCAGATGGTCAAACAGATATTCAGTATGTAGATTATGGTTCTACATTAAGCGATATATCTATAGATGAGTTTAATGCTATGACTGGTTATTAGTTTATAGCGTAGACTCTTGCTAAAATGCAAAATAGATTATTCGCTGCTAATGTAACAGAGAATACTTGGATACCAGAAGATGAAGATGGTAATGACTATGATGCTAGAGCATATAGAGCTAATTCAGAAGGAAGCATATAGTTATTATCTAGTTTAGATAGTAATAATATTCGTCTATCTATAACAGATGATGAAGCTATAAAACGTATTCCTATTACTCATGACTGTATAAATCCCTTTAATAACACAAAGTATACAAAGGATGCATCTAATTCCTAGAATGTATATGTATACAATAAGGAAGGTGAATTAGGTGGTTATGGTATTAATATAGAATATTCATTCATAACTACAGATATAAATTTAAGTAATAAACAAGATAAGTTTAGATTAGATCAATCTTGTAGTATGGATGTATCTACTGTTAGAAACAATACTAGATATATCAATAGAGGTACAGACAAGATGCCTGAGATAGTACAACCTACTAAAGAACAGTAGAACAATTCATATATACCTAACTATGCTGATCCTTATATAGCTGCTAATTATAGAGGTTACCAAAGAGATGAGATATATAGATTTGGTATAATATTCTACAATGATAAATCTGTAGCTTCTCCCGTACTTTGGATAGGTGATATTAGAATGCCTCATGCTTCACAAATGCCTCCATTTAGATATGAAAATAATACTCTTATAGGTAATGCTTTAGGTGTAGAATTTAAAGTAAAGAAAATGCCAGTTGGCGCAGTAAGTTACGAGATAGTTCGTTGTGATAGAACTGAGCGTGACAGAACTGTAGTTATGCAAACGGTAGGTAGCTACGTATATGAGTATAGAATTCAAGAGCAGGATAAATATGTAGGATAGGGATCTGAATTAGATAGTAGTTTGGAGATGAGACCTACTCCTTTCTTCTGTAGTTTGATTGGTGAACAATTAGCAATATCAACAGGTACAGCGGAAGATATCGGTAATTTCTCTCTTACTATGAGAGTAAATGATTATATACGTTTAGTATCTCCAGAAATATGTGTACAGGGTGATGATGCAACTAAACTGTTTGAAGGAAGTGTATACTTAGATGGTATAGGCTCATACTATTCTCCATTTGTAGGTGGTAAAGTAAATGATAGCAAGTTTGATGATTTTAAAGATAACTATGCAAATGGTAATACTATTGGTAATAGTGTAAGTCGTAGTATATTTGCTGCGGCGGATTACGTTACTCAGATAGATGGTAGAGTATTGCAGCAAGATACTGTACCATATGTAGGTTATGGTAGTAGATGGGGTCTTAATGTATTAGCTGTAGGATTCCCTTATCAAGATAGTAGAGGTAATAAGGTATACCGTGGAGCATCAATAGCTAAATATTTCGTTCCAACATTTGGGCAATCTCAATCTACATCATATATTGAAGATGCTAAATATCCGCCTAACATAGACTATAACATGTATGGGGCTCCAGATGTAGTGGCTAAAAGAATAAATGTTGGTAATAGAACTTATACTAATTACTCTATGTCCGATTTTATTCATAATGATAATCAATCATTACAAGGCCCAGCTGGTCCGTGTATTATAGCCCATGTACCAGAATTATAGAATGTATTCTCTGGATTTAATAGCGTACCTACTAGTAAATATCCAGAACTTCATCCTTTTGATTCTACTAATGCTATTCCTGTATTTAACGTTAAACGTGATGGTAATTCTATATATGGTGGTAATACATTCTCATCTAGACAGAATTCTGTATACATAAGTATAGCAGCGCACGATAGCAAGTATGTATTCGGAGGAGATACTTATCTAAGCTTATTAGATTATCCTAATACCATGCTATTCCAATTACCTGATGCTAAAGAATGGGATGGAATGAAGAATTATATAGGAGCTTATATACCATTTGAAAGTTCTATTAATATGAATTTATTCCACGGAGATCAGATTCATAGAACAGTAACTAGTTCAAATTTTGCAGACTCTTGGTTGCAGTTAGAGCCTACTTAGATGTAGGATATACACGTACAAGATCTTCCTTACTTTGTATATAATTCTGTTTATTCTGCATAGAATACTGGTAAATTGTATGTACCTAATTCTATGTATGCTGATAAAGACGTAAGGTATACTAATAGAATATTAACTTCATAGGCTAAGACTAATAATGAAGTAATAGATTAGTGGTCTAAATTCAAAGTAGCTGATTACTTAGATGTAGATAATCAGTGGGGAGACATAACCAATCTAAAAGTATTCAAAGATAGACTATTCTATTTCCAAGATACTGGAGTAGGAGTAGCTTCTGTCAATGAAAGATCACTTATTACTGACGATAATGTAAATCAACTAGTATTAGGTACTGGTGGTATATTAAGTAGATTCGACTACGTAACTACTACTAATGGTTCGTCTATTAAGAATGACAAGAGTATAATTAATTCAGATAATGTGCTTTATTGGTACGATTATGATAAGAACGAAATATGTTCTTATACAGGTCAAGTAAGTTAGTTATCTAAAGAAAAGCAGGTACAATCTTACTTTAATAAAAACATTAAAGAAGATAGGGCTAAAGCTATGTCTTTATTTGATAAGAAGTATAACGAGGTGTGGTTTAATGTACTAAATAAACCACTAGTATTTAATGAGTAGTTAGGTAGATTTACATCTTTCTATACATTTAATCCTAAATGGTCGTTACCTATTTCTGATAGAGTAGTAGCAATAAAAGACAATGAATTGCATACTATACATGATACTGGAGTAATAGGGTTAACTCCTTTAGATAGAAAAGCTAAATTAGAAATAGTTATTAATAAGAATGCTCCTTATACTAAAGTATTTGATAATGTTAGATTACAAGGAGAGTTTAGAGATGGTAATCAAGAGTCTATTAAGGATGATATCATAGATTATATGAAATTCAGTACTAAACATCAAGAAGCTATTAGAGAACACACTGAAGAAGAACTTGATGAAGAAGGTAATGTTATTACTCCTGAACAACATATAATAACCGATTATAGAGAAGATACATTTAGATTCCCTATACCTAGAGCAGATAAGAATGAAGATGCGTTATCGTTACCTGCTAGGTTAAGAGGTAAGTATATGATATGCGATTATGAGTTAGATTCTGATATAGATCATACTTTTGAAATACCATAGATTACAACAACATACAGAAATTCATTAATTTAATATGAAAAGTAAAAAGAAAACAAAAGTACCAGCATATGCATTTGGAACTCAATTCAAAGAAATTGGGGGCAATATGCTTGAAAATGCTCCTGATATATTAAATACTTTAACTACTCCTTTTTAGAAATCTAACGCTACTACAGGGGGGCAAGCTGCTGCACAATCTGTAAGTGACATAGCCAGTGGTGCAGCTACTGGTTTCCAAGTTGCTGGTCCAATTGGTGCTGCAGTAGGAGCAGGTATAGGGCTAATAGGTAGATCCGGTGAAGAAGCTGAAATGACTTCGTTCACAGATTATGATGAAGGTAGTCTTGGTAGTGGTCTAATTGGAGCATTCGGTAATAGAAGATTACGTAGAAAGAGAGCAGCAATTAAGAAGAATGCTTATAGTAATAGAGCTGCTGTACAAGGTACTAATTACCTGCAAAGTGAAGTGTATGATGATATGATTGGTATGAATACAGATACTATGGCTAATGGAGGTATATCCTCTTCTCTAGCATATGTAGATGATGGTGAATTGATATAGACTCCAGATGGAAGTATAAGCAAAGTACCAGAGAATAATAAACCTACTGATAGTAATTTAGTTAGTTTACCTGAAGGCAGTAGAGTACTAAGTGATAAACTTAAAGTACCTGGTAGAAAAGAAACATTTGCACAACTTGGTGAGAAAATGATGGCAAAGAAAAAAAGTAAATATAATGACAGATTTGCAGAGAATGCAGCAAAACTAAATGAAATGAATAATAATATGATTCATGATTAGTTATTTGCTATGTAGGAATCTGTTAAACAAAGTAAAGGTATTAAACCTAAGACTAAGTAGATACAAGCAGCTGCTTTAGGCGATGAAATTAAACCTGGTTTAGGAGATAGAATAAGTGTACAGTGGGGAACTGGTAATAATCAATGGTATCATGTGCCAACTGCATCAAATACAGCTACAGCAAGTACTAGTACTCCAACACGTAGACGTAAAGCAACTTTTACTTCTACGAATACAGGATTAATTGATGAAGGTAAACCAGAATTACCGTTTACTTGGTATGGTACAGTTAATCCGCTGAAACCAAAACATCCAGAGTTACTAACTGCTACTAATAGTGAAATGGTAGGTTTAGGAGACGCCCTTACTTCTCAAGCAGATAAGGTTACTACTTTACCTAAAAGTAATGCTTATAGTAAACCTGAGCCTGATAATAATAAATTTAATTGGGGTTCTGCTTTGTCAGGGATAGCTTCTTTAACTCCTATTATGTCTAATCTATTTACTGGTAGACCTGAAACAGTTGATGCAGTATATAATCCTTATGCTACTAGTATTAGTAATACGATGCGTAGACGTAGATATGATATTAGTCCTGCTATTGAAGATTTAAACCGTAATAGAGCTACTAGTAATTATAATGCTAGTCAGATTAATACTAGTACTGGAGCTAATTTAGCTTATAGATTACAGTCAGCTGTTAATACTGACAGAGCTATAGCTAGTTTAAGATCTCAAGAGAGTAATGTTAACAATCAGTACTTAGGTGATTATGCTAATACTATGAATAGTTTAGGACAGCAATGGGTTAATGCTACAAATATGGCTAATGAAGCTAATGCTCAAAATAGAGCTACTGCTAGAAATATACGTAGGACTGGTTTAAGTCAGTTAAGTCAATGGGCTCAGAATAGAGAGTTAATGCGTAATCAGGAAGCTAGAGATAATGCAATGTTAGCTATGTATGCTCCATTTTTGCAATCTGGTTATACAGCAGATACTATTAGACAGTTTAATAAATGGTTAAGAAAAGGAGGTAACAATGTAGGCTAATAGATATGATAGAGCAGCGGAAGCTCCTATATTAAATACATATGTACCTATTAACTTTGGTGAATTATATAGAATAGGGGCAGCGTAGAAGCAAGCTGTAGATGAGGCTGCACAATAGTTTAATACTTAGTTACAAAAGTTTGGAGAATTTAGATCACCATCTGCAATAGACACATAGAATTACTACAATTTAACTATTAATCGTCAAGATGTACAAGATGCTATTAATCAAATAGTTTCTAATCCAGATGCCTTAAAAGATGCAGGTTTTCGTGCTAATTTACAGTCGATTATTAGTAATACAGATTATGGATCATTGAGTTTGCTTAAAGAAAGTGCTGATAATCTTAGAGCTGGACTTGAAATGAGAGCTAAAATGGAAGCAGAGGGTAGATATAAACGAAGCTGGGATTCTGCAAATATACCTAATTATGATACTTTAGGTAGTAAAAGAGTATTTGATCAAATTACTCCATTACGTTATATGACTGCCGATGAACTAGCTAATCCTTACTTTAGTAATCTTAAACCTAGTTCAATAGGGTCTGTATGGAAAGATGGAGTCAAATACAATAGAGTAGGCATTACTTATGATACATTGTACGATATTGCAGATGCTAAGTTTAATGATTTAATTAGTACGCCTTAGGGTCAACAGTATTATAGAGAAGCATTAGACGCTTCTGGAGGTAATACTGAATTAGCTAGATAGAGATTCGTAGGAATGATAGCTGACTCACAGAGAGATAGAATTGTAAATCAAGATACTGTAGATCCATACTGGTTAGCTATGGCTAAGCAAAGTAATAGAGGTAGTAATGAAGAAGTAATAAGACCTAATCCTACTAGATTAGATTTCTTAAATGATAGCATTACTAGAAATACTATGTCTGGAATAGGTAATAAGTTTAATAGTTATAGAGATTATATATCTAGTTTGATCACTAAATATCCAAATAGTAAAATTGCAGATGATGCGCGTAAAGGTCTGCGTAATATAGATAGAATGCAGAACGAATATGGATCCATGGTGTAGGCAGCTAACGAGTACAGTGCTAGATATAGACAAACAGGTAATGATGAAGATTATGTAACAGCAGTAGCTGCTAGCAACAGAGCTCAGCAGTTATAGAGTTAGATGGTTGGTTTAGCTAGCAAACATGTAGTAAGAGATGAATTTTAGAGAGTAGCTGGTTTCTCTCCATTAACTAGTCAAGATAGTAAAGAGTTTAATACTAAATCTTATTTAAAAGGAGTAAATTCTGCACTTAACAAAGTAAGCGCTCCTGTTGGTCTACTTGACAAAGACGACTTATTAACGGGTGTTGGAGCATTATCTACAGAAATACAAGATAGTGACGGTATTAAACATTAGGGATATCAATTTAACACTACAGAAGGATTCTTATTACCAGAAACGGTATTTAGTATGATTGCTGGCAATGAAGGACCTGGTAGAAGAGCTCGTAGAGATGCCGGTATAGGAAGAGACACTAGTTTTCCATTTAGAGAATTAGTAGAAAGTGGTCAGTTAAGTGGAGTTCAATTTATACCAAATAATAAAGTAGTAAAGACTGGACCTGGAAGTATGGCTTTATCTGGCAAACTTAGAATACCCAAGGAAAGAATTGAAGAATCATTAGGAACAGGCATGTGGATAAATAATCCCATATGGTTTAATGAAATGGCCTCTAGTTATTCTATGCCATTTGGTAGACAGACTACTAAAGGAGCTCTTAAACAACAATTTGGTGCTTCTAAAGTAACTGAAGTAGTAGGCAAAGATGGAGTTGAATACTATGAAGTAGATGCTTATAGAACATTACCAAATTCATATACATCCTCAGAATATTGGCAAAGAGTAAATCAAAGATGGCAAGGCGGATCTTCTAGCGGTATTGGAGGATCTTCTCAAGCTAAAGATGAATACCAGACATCAGCACAACAATTATTAGGCAGATAAATATGGCAAAGAAAAAGAAAGTATACGATACATCGTTAATAGATGGTATTAGACAAAGAACGGCAATGTATGATGCTATGATAGCTCCTCAGATTAATACTGAGGAGTATATGCATCGTATGGCTAATCCAGATGCTAATTACGAAGAAGCACCTGACAATTATGGTTTCACAGATTGGGCTTCTAACGCATTCTATGATTGGAATTTATCAAAAGCGCAAACTGAAAGAGATGCTAAGTTAGGAGAGTATGTGATGGCTGATTAGGATTATAATACCTTAATCAGCCTAAAAGATTATATAAACTCTAGTAAAGCAGTAATAGAATTATCTAGATAGTTAAGTTAGGATCCTACTAATGAATAGATAAAACAATAGCTGTAGGAAGCATTATTAATGCAAGTTAATAATAAATCTGCATATGATACTGCTATATCTGGTAAATTCAATAACAATTATCTTAATAGTTATATTACAGGTAGTCTTAAACAAGGTAATCTAGATAACGCATTAATAGAAATAGACAAAGAAATCAACCCTATTACTCGACCTGACGGTAGTATGGAAGATGATAACATCTATAACAAGAGGATAGTTTCCCTTAGAGATGCTGAAATACAATCTGACAAAGTTAAGAGATTTGATGAAAAGTTAACCTCAGAATATTATAGAAAGAACAAAGAAAAGCCTGGTATGGATTATTCTGACATAGACACTTGGTTATTCAAATTACCGGGTTTAGCAGGATCTAGTGCTGCTTCTGTCGGTTCTTCTTTGTTAGGTACTATATCTGCTTATTATGCTGTCAGTGCTGGCAATCCATTAGTGGCAGGAGCTGCTGCGTTAATATCTATAGGATCTAATTTATACAGTAGAGATCAAGAGTCTAAAGCTGAAGTATTCTAGAACTACAAGCGGTCAGTAAAGAATACAGCTAAGAAATTAGGTGTAGACGAAAGTGTATTAGCTGATGCTAAGATTAAGATGGCTCAATAGGGTTATAGCGCAGATCAAATTAATGATGATGAGTATGTATATGACCGTATACTTTCTGGAGATATCAAAATAAATAATAGAAAGTTTAATAAAGCTATGCTAGATAATAGAGAAGGTCTAAGATCTCTATATATAGATAACATGGCTTTATCGATTAGTGATATAGCTCAACAAGCAATAGTAGTAGTACCTATAGGTTCTATGGCTAAAAAAGTAAAAGGTTTAAAGACTTTAGCTGATAAAGGTACTAAACTAAAGAAGGGATTGCAAGAACAATTATCTAATAGAATAGACGATATAACTTCTTTTGGCTTAGATAATGTAGGTAGATTACCTATGAGAACTAAACGTAGAGCCATTACTGATTTAGGTGGTCGTATATTAGTATATGGAATACTAGAAGGAGCTGAAGAAGGAGTTCAATATATCAAGGGATAGAGATATATAGATAATAATTTTGATGCTAATCCAAATCTAGTAAAAAGTTTTATACGTAATATTGGTACTGGAGCTCGTGCTATATTTGCAGCTATTACTCCGTGGGATCCTGTATATTCAAATGATCAGGAGTTTATGGAGAACTTTAAAGGAGGAGCTCTACTAGGAGGCTTAATGACTAGTGTGTATGGTGCTCCTTCTGCAGTAATGCAAGTAAATAGTCAATTACCTACGGATCAATTTGTATCTGCTTTATACGCAGAACAGATGGATGCTAAAGATAGAGTTAGAAAGAATACTATGTATAGTAGCTTCATTAGAACTGGTAAGTATGATAATCTTATGAATTCTTTCGATGAAGCTGAAAATATAGTATCTAGAACAGAAGGTCTAGACATATAGGATGTACAGAATGAAAGAAAAAGAGCTGAACTTATAAGAAATATGTACACTTCTCCTGTTACTATGAGCCAAGCAGTGAAAGCAGGTATAGATCCTAGAACAGAAGAATATGATGTATTTGTAGCATTAAAAGAACACCACGAAGCTCTACTTACTGAAGCTAGTAACAACAGAGCTAATATAACATCAGAAGTAGATCAGTTGATGTATAGTCCTGAGATGTCATAGTATATATCTTCTATTAAACCAGATGTAACTCCTGATCAAGAAGTAGCTATTCGTAATCTGATTAGATTGAAATCTTAGACTGAATTATATGATCAACTTATAACTGATTTTACTAATAACGGTAGTAAACTATCAGAACTGGAAAAAAATACTGGCATACGTACCTCTAAGTCTGATGTTATTAAATTTAAGCATTTATTAAATAAAGATAAACAACAGGTAGATGATGTTTATCAACAGTTGCATAAAGAAGCAGAAGATTTAGGTATTACAGAGGAACAACTAAATGTTCCCAACCTTCATCAAACTCTTAAAGACTTACAAGAAAAAGAAATTATAGCAAATCTTGACTTTGAAAGAGCTAAGGCTGAGAGAGACGCGATGAATAGTCCTAAAGGAGCTATAGCAAAAATCAATAAGTGGTTAGATGTAGAAGATCAGGAAGATACTTTTGTACAGGAGCTAGATGATTTATACTCTGGAAAGAAGCAAGAAGATGAAGTAATAGATAGTGAAGAAATAACTCCAGAACCTGTAGAGGTTACAACAACACCTGAAGCTACCAATCCTGAACCTACCATTGCTGCAGAAAGTAAAGCGTAGGATACTGCTGAAGATGTAGCAACTGAACCAGAAGATATAACAGAGGCAAGATAGAACGCTAGTGCAATACGTAATAAATACTTTGAACAAGAAAGGAACTCTAAAGGAGATGTTGTTCTTGTACCTAGTGCTAAATACAAAGCTGGTAAATCGTATGCTAATGCAGGTCAAGCTATGAAAGATATTTATTCTTACCTATATCCAAATAGGTAGAATTATCAGGAGTATAGCGCATCTAAGTTTATGGAGAATTCTGAAGACGGATTAAAGAATCTATGGGAAGATATGAGAGATACTAGAATGTAGTTAGAAGAAGAGCTGTATACTAATGGTAATTCTAGTAAAGCTAATAGACTAGCAGATACTCTTAACTCTCAAGTTGAATTGTCAAAGTTTATTATTTAGAGTCACAGTAAAAAAGCGCAACGTATAAAAGATTAGGCTCCTGCTAGACTTGAAGAAATGAAGCAAGCTAGATAGGAGGAGCAATAGGCTGCAGAAAAGTTAGAGGAAATAAAATCAGAAGAAAGATAGAAAGTAGTAAAGCAGAATGACGATACTCCTACTAAGAGTGCAGATGCTATTCCAGAAGTACCTGCTACACCTACACAAGAACAGCCAACTCAAGCAGAATTACCAACATTAGCTAGTATAATGGGTGATTGGCTAGGAGCAGAAGCAGCTAGTAGTTTGCAACAGTCACAGCAGCCTCAGCAGGAATAGATACCAGTAGAATAGCCCACTACTGTAAATACATAGGAATTAACATATGATAAAGATGAAGACCCATATTCTCATGAAATTAATTACAGATTAAGTGAAGGTTCTATAGATGCTAATGGTAATTACATTAGAATATCTAAGAGATATCAAGGAATGGAAGACTACCTTAATGATGATGATTTATCGTTAGTAAGTAGTAAACCTGACTTTATACCTGAAGTAATGAACAACGGGGTTCACTTTGAAGTGCACGATTATACTAATAAAGACGGAAAAGTAGAACCTGCTATTTATGCTATATTTGATTACAAAGGTAAAAAATACGCCGGAGCTATTAAAACCGTTGAAGGTGGTCTTAGAGGTAGATATAGCCCGTTTAATAGGCTACCGTTTGAAAAATAGACTAAGATTGTAGATAATCTGGTCAGATTGAGAAATAAGATTATAGAACTGTATGAACAAACTAAAAAGAATCCAAACCTTGAGGTAGTTCCTACAGCTCTTAGAGCTACTACTGGAAGATTTAGAAATGAAAAAAATCCAGATAATAGCCCTAAGAATAGAAGCTTACTAGATTCCGCATGGTTAACTATAAAAGATCCATTTGAAATAACTCCAGATAATACGTAGATAGGTATAACTACTGGTCCTATAAACAATGAGGTAATAAGGTTACGAAACACTATATTATCTGTAAAAGGTGGTAGTCTTGGTCAACCCATGTGGGTGTTAAAAGTTCCTAGATTAGATGGCGAATACGATACTAAATTAGTTAAATTAAACTATTAGACATTTGCGGACAAACCTCAAATAGCAGATCTAATATTGAATTTAGTCACTAGTAACGAACAATTCTATACTGATGCTAAAGGAGTTAAGACTAATATTAGACCTATTGATATATTAGATTTTATAGTAAACTTTGGTCCTCATACAGCTGTGAATCCTAATGATACCAGATTTACTCCCCAACAGATTCAAGCCAAACAAAGAAAACAATTTTTTGTAAATGATAATGGCAACTTAGTAATAGGTAATACTAGCTATAGTATAAGTGACTTAGTTAGTCAACCGGATATTAGACAACAAGCTAAAAATTATATAATGTCTAATTTCCATTGGAATATAGATGAACAAGCACTTAATACTTATTACTTAGGAGGAGATTTACAATCACAAGTAACAGATCCTAGATTTAAGTCAGTTGCTGCGTTCTTAAAGAATAGCAATGTAGATAAGCTTACTATTATCCCTGGTTTAATAGAGTTAGATTAGAGTGAATTTGGTATAATTCCAGGAAGTAATGGTCGTAAAACTATCGACAGTAAACATCCTAACGGTATGAGTACTTTAGGATGGTATATCAAACAAGGTATATTACTTACTGATATAGCTGATGAGTTATGGGATTCTAATATATATGTTGATGATGTAATGTTAGCAGATAAAGCTGCTGAAAAGATACAGTAGCAAGCTCAACAAAAGGTAGAGAAAGAATACGAAGATCCTATTAAAACTAAAGTATTTACTCTACCAGATGAAAGTGGTAAGTAGACTTCTGTGAATATGGCAGATATATTTGCTATATTAGATGGGAAGAAACGAGGCCCTAATATGGAGGTAGAAGTATAGGAAGACAATACTCTATGGGTAAATGAAAGAATAGATCCAGAACAAGCCAAAGAATGGTTAAGTTCTACTTTTGGAACATCTCCTCAAATTATTCCTACTATAATAGATGTTACAGAAGCTGGTACAGCTGTAGTAGGTAGAGTAATAGAAGATTCTGTATTAATTAGTAATTTTGCTCCTGTAGGTACAGAGTATCATGAAGCATGGCATAGAGTTTCTTTACTCTTGATAGATAATAAAAGAAGAGAAAGAATCTATAATAGAATGAGAAAAAAGAATCCTCAAATGACGGATTCTCAAATAGAAGAGGCTTTAGCAGATCAATTTAGAGACTTTATGTTAAATGAAGCTGGGAGCTATGCTTTTGATACTAAGAATTGGTTTAGAAGGATTTTAGATTTTATTAAGCTGTGGGCTAGAACTGGTCAATATGCATTAGCTAAGATATATTCTGATATTAATAGGGGAAAGTTCTATGGAATTAAGCCTAACGAAGAGAATGTAAATAGATTTAGACAAATATATGGTACATCTGGTCCTAATCTAGAAGTAGCTGGTTATGAGTTAAAAACAATTACTCAATACAATCAATTTGATAATATAATCAAGTCTCTCACATATGCATTCTTTAGAGTAAATGGGCAAACTACAGTGCCTAATATTGAATATTCAGCATTGGCTGAGGATAATCAACAATTTGAAAGGCTTAAGCTTATTATAGAAGCGCAAGCTAGAACTTATCCTTCTCCTGTAATGGATGAGATTCTTGAGAAATATGAGACTGTATTTATGCCAACTATGGCTACTAGATTAAAACAACTAGGTATTAGAGCTATAGATCGTAATGAGGATGAAACTATAAGTGATATAGAAGAGGGAGCGGAAAGAGTTAATATAGGATAGCATACAGTAGAAGGTATGAATATATCCATTAAGGATAATGCTCCTGCAGAGGTTAAGTTCTTCTTCCAAACTATACCTCTATATGAAATTAGCCCAGACGGCTCCATGTCTATGAAGATAGATCCTATTACTCATTTTGCTAATTTTGTTGATGCTAAAACTGCATGGGACAATATACTTAAAGATTTATCTGGGTGTCGTACTATAGCTAATATAGTTGATAAAGTAGCTACTTATGCTCAAAATGGTAGTGCTTTTCATTCTGCTCTATTATTTAAATTAAATAGACTCATTAAAGATTCTAACCAGAAGGAAGATTTAGTTAAGGCTGCTGATGCTGAAGCTATGCTTACCAAAATAGAGACAGTAGTTACCTGTGATATAAACAATTATGTAACTGCTAAGATAAGTAAAGATCCAGAGACTGGTTTTATTAAGCATGAACTCGTAGACAACACTGTCGATGTTAAGGCAGCTACTTATCCTAAAGTATGGTCTCAAGCATTATTTACTAATGCCGGATTGTTTAAATACGATAAAGAAGGCGTAATAATAGCCGAAGAAGGATCTAAAAAAGCTCTTGATACTGTAATTAAGAATTTTAATAGTGTTATAACTGCCTTTAGAAACAACAAAGGTATACTTAAGATAGCAGATAGAAGTATTGATTTACATGAAACATCTAACTAGAAAATGCTTAAGAAGTATTTAGTTAACATGTTTAATGTAATAGGTATCGGTATTGATGTACCTACCATAGACAAAATGTTATTATCTGGTAGATACGGCAATCCTAAATCAGATGCATTTACCCTTATTAGTGAGTTCTCTAGTTCAACTGTTAATTTCGGTGGTATTCCAAAAATAGTAAGTGTACTCGAAGCAATTAAAAATGCTATAAATAATGATGGCACTATTAAAGAAATTAAGGTAAATGACATAACTGTTGATCCTACGTAGGTATGGAATAATATAGGTTACGTTAAAGAGTTGGCTAATTATTATGCATTTACACATGCTACAGATAATAGTTTGAGTAGCTATGGTCCTGATGGTAACTCTTATTATATGGTATCACAGAATAATTTTGCTAAAGATAGACTTAATGAAATAGTATCAGATCCTACTGTATTCTAGGAATTAGAATCTGTAGTTTATAATGAACATTCTATTATATTGTAGGCAGTTAGAGGAGGTAATAGGAATCTATCAATGGAAACCTTTATTAACTTTAAAGATACTACTACTGGAGATAAAGGTAGAGATTACCACGGTATTACTGATAGAGAAGACTATATAGCTAAAATGACAGCTGTATTTAATAATAGAATAATATTCCCTACAGTAGCAGATAAGAAAACATATCATTTCATTAAAGGAATAACATTACCACATGAACCTATTAGATTCAATAATAATAATGGTCAAACTTTTGTTCAGTATGGCGAACAAGCTATGGACTATCTATTAGGTTATTGTTACGATGAACTAAACCAAATAGAGTTGTGCTTAAGACAGATAGATGATGATCCTAATCATTATAATCCAGAAACTGGATTACATTATAATGATGATGGTACTATAAATAATGATTGGATTGAGCCATCTAGACGTATTAAAAACTTCCATACTCCTAATAAATATGATTATAAAGATAAAGATGGAGTTGAGCATACTGTAACTTTAGAAGGTAATGGAGCTAGATTCTTATTCTTGACCGGTATATATACTAATAAAGGTTTTGTTAATTTCAATGACCCCACTAAATCAGCTAAAGAGTGTTTACAGTTAGCTAAAGATTATTTCTTTAATACTTCTCCAGAAACACAAAAAGCTTTCTTAGCTGGATTAATTAATCGCAGGGTAAAGAAAGAATTAGAATATGCTAGAGATCTTGGTTTAATTACTATGAATGATCAAGGCAATATATGGAGTATACGCAATGTATTACTTGATGATAATGTAGTAACAGAAAGATCAGCTAGATATTAGAGTGTGGATAGTGCTAATGCGGAAGCATATGCAGTATTTGATATGATATCTGACTATGTGATGAATAGTATAATATCTATTCAAGAAGTAGAAAAGCTATTTAGTGGTTCACCTGCGTATTACAAAGTAAAGTATGATAGAGAGGGTATAACAGACGTATCTATTGACAAAATCAAACGTTTAGGTTCTTTGACATCAACTGGTTTGAATAATAGATTAGACTTCTTTAATGATCCAATGCGTGATGAATATGTAGTTACAGAGCTTAAAGATCACGAAATCATGGATAAACAATACCATGAGTATGAAGGTTTGTTCTATAGGGCAAATATAAAAGAAACTATATAGGAAATGTTAGGAGAAGAAGCTTGGAATGAGGTAAAAGATCTTAGCATACGTGATATAGAGAAGTAGTATCCTGAAGAAACTAAGATTGCTAAACAGGCCGCTAAGGTAGCTGTAGCTGGTTATAAGAAAGGCGTTAATGTAGCTGATGCTGCTGTATATATAAGCCCTAATATGACTAGAGATTTACTCAGAATGCGTGGTGTATGGAATGCAGATATCAAACGAGCATTTGAGGTATTAACTAATCCTGATACTGCTGATAAATGGGAATCTGATCCTAAGTTATACGCAGAAGCTAATAAAGTCATATTAAATGCTATGAAGTATATAGCATTCGGTACCAGATTTAGAAATGGATTGGGTATACCTTACTTCAATAAGATGGCTTTATTCCCGTTATTTAAATCTGTAGCTACTGGAGATATTAAAGCTTTATATGACAGAATGGTAGATCCTAACGATCCTATTGATATGGCTATGTTCGATTCTGCTGTTAAAGCTGGTTCAGAATCTCCTACTGCATACTATAGAAAGGCTAAAGATAGTGAAATAGAACTTAAAGATGGTTAGACTGTATTATCTGCTTCTATAGTAGACTGGGCAGAAAGCGGATAGGGTAATACTATTACTGATTTAAGTAAATTAGTAACATATAGATAGAAGTTCAAATACATTAGATAGCAGCTGGAAACTAATCCACACACACATCCAGAATAGATGGCTGGTACACAGTTTCTAAAAGTAAATCTATCTAATCTACGCATGGATGATTTATATGGTCCAGACGGTTCTCAAGTAACAGGTAGAGAAATCAATGATACAGTAATGGGAGCATTGAATACTTTATCTAATATGGGTAGATAGGATATAGTAGATGAATTGTTTGTAGACGGTAATATAAATGTTACAGCGTTAGGTAATATGTTAGAGCGTGACGCTAGAGAATCTGACGCTAATGATAATGTATTATCTGGTCTTAAAACTAAGAATAATGCATTTGTAATACCTTTGTCTGCTTTATCTGATAATAAATGGTTAGAAAGTAGATTTATATCTATGATTAATAAACTAGTTATTGATGTTCATATGCCGGGTGGAGCTTTCATCCAAAGATCTGCATTTGGACTCGAAGCTACTAGCTAGAATGTTATTACAGAAGATATGATCAATGATGGAAAACCATTACTCATGATTAATGATAAGGATGGTTCTATGGATTCTGTAGTAAGTATTAATTTATTTAAACATATGATACCTAACTACAGTAAAATGACATTTAAACAAGCTAGAAAGTGGTTATTAGATCATAATATTATAGGATAGAGTGCAGATGCTACCGGAATTGGTTATCGTATTCCTACACAGTCCATTGCATCAATATCTGCATTAAGATTCGTAGATGTATTCCCTGAAATTATGGGTGATACTATCATGCTACCTGAAGGATTTACTAAGCTTACTGGTTCTGACTTTGATATTGATAAACTGTATGTAGCTAGATACTCCTTCAATAAGAATGGAGGTATTATAACTCATGTGGATGCTTTAACTAGAGAAGATGTGGCTAGCGCTTATAAGAATGACATTATTAAAATGTATATCAAAATTCTTCTTACTAAAGATAATTCAGCTATGTTAAAAGGTTCTATTGATGATGCTACTGATACGGTTAAGGGAATACTTAAAGATATTGAAGGTACTAGTTCATATCATCCAGAACCATTTGAAGTATATACTCCTAGATACCAAGAAGATAGAAAGGCAGAATATACTGGTGGTAAGGCTGGTATTGGCCCTTTTGCATTGAATAATGCTCATCATATTCTTACTCAGTTAGTAGGTATCAGAATGCAGAGTAATGAATTCACAGGAACTTTATAGATAGAAGATATAGGTCGAATATACGACTATCCTACAAAAGGTAATCCTAAAGGAGGTCGTATATTAGACTGGTTATCTGCTATGATTAATGCGTTCGTAGATATAGCCAAAGATCCTTATATTGTTAAGCTTAATGTTAATGCTTGGACATATAATATGGTGTCATTCTTATTACGTACAGGTAAAGGCGCTCAAACATTCTATTTTGTTAGACAACCTATCTTAGTAGAGATGGCTAATGAAGTACTTAAGACTAAAGGTAAATATGGCATTGATAGAACTAAGACCCCTTCTCAACTTGAGAAAGAAGCTATTGAAAAAGTATTAGATAAATACGACCCTACTAAAAAGTTACGTAGAAAGTATGAATATATAAACAGAAAAAATGAAACTAAAGCTTCAGAATATCAAGATCTATTTAGAACTTATATTGACGATAAAGGAGAAATAACGTCAAGAACAAGGTAGTTATTAAAGATTAACCCAGAAGATTCTAAAGACTTTAATGAGGAACAAGTAAGAATATACTACGCTTGGTTAGCTCTTAAACCTTATGCAGACGACTTAGCTAATCTAGTTAAATTCTCAAAGATTGATACTAAGAAGACTGGTAAAACTTTTGCTGAGCAGGATATATATTATAAAGGTATGCTAGATATGGAAGAAAATAGTAAATTCGCTAAAGGTGAGGTTACTAGATTCTTTAATGAAACATTCATCCGTACAAAAACAGAGAATAGCATACCTTTGGGTTCATCTATATTCAGAAACTTATTACTACGTAATACTGATCAATTTGCTAATCAAAAACACATAGCTTTATCCTTAGTAGGTAGAGCTACCAACGCCGATTCTAAATTACTTAGTGCAGTAATAAATGGAATGGAAGCTTAGATAAAGAGTCAATTCTTTAATCAATATGTTAAGGATAACAATATAGATCTAAATACTATGTTCCAAGGACGTAATTCTATACCTAATAGACTGTATAGATTTAAGTAGGAAGTACTAAAGGGTAATCCTAGATTAAGTCATTTACTAAATAATGATGGTACTATAGCTAATGATTTTGTTAACTACTTAATACCTAATATTAATAAGGAAGGATTAGACTTTATTGATAGATCAGAATAGTTAAATGCAGATTAGGCGCAAGCTAACAATCTTATTAACTATTGGAGACAACTATTAGACGATCCAGAACCATCAGTTAAGAGATTGTTCAGAGATTTAGCCGTATATTCTTTCTACACATCTGGAGATAATACAGTAATGAATGCGTTCTTTCAGTATCTACCTAATAGTGAAAGGATTAATATGGGTTATACTCAATTCATTCAAGGTAAATTAGACCAAATGGTTAATGATGCAGACAAATCTTACAATGATATTGAAGATTTATTCTTGAATAATTGGTAGAATGATAAGCTAGTAAGACCTGTAGACATGTATGGCGGTAAATATCAAGCTCCATTAAGATCTGTAAGCCTTAATAAAGATGCAGCTATGCCAAATATTATATTTGGATAGAGAACTGATATGTAGGCTGCTGTTATTAAACCATTAAACTGGGTAACAGTAGATGATATAAAATACCCAATATTCCCTCCTTATGTTGTAGATGATATAAAATACCCAATATTCCCTCCTTATGTTGTAGATGATATAAAATACCCAATATTCCCTCCTTATGTTAAGGTAAAAGACAGTTTAGGTTTTGAACCTGCTAATTGGCATGTATATAGATTAATAGGTTATATTGATAAACCAGAAAGAACATGGAAAGGTAAACTTACTGGTAGAATTTTATATACTCCTATATATGGTTTGATATCCAAAAAAGGATATAGTTATAGAGGACATACTATCATAGAGTATGGTATACCTACACAATTTGAATTTAACAAAGAAAATGAATGGGACTATTTCGAGGCTTTAAATAATCTTGATGCATTATCTGATATGACTGATGAAGTAGAAAGAACATACTTTGAACAAGATAAAACATATATGCACCATATTGGAGAATTACCATCATATTCTGGTATGAATTATGCTATAGCTGAGCAGGATAGAATATTTGAGTACGAACAAGATGAAGTTGATGATAGTGTTGAAGGTGTAGTACTTGAAGAAGCTGATGAGAATGATACTGAAAACGCTGTTACTACTTACGTCAATCATTCTGGAGGTGCCATAGGTTCAGATACTATGTGGGGTGAAATAGGAGAAGAATATGGAGTAGTATCTAATCACTATTATCACGGAGCCAAAACTCCCAATGGTAATATAGAGATAACTGAAGAACAGTTTGAAAGAGGTAAATAGCATGTATATAAAGCAAATGAAACACTTCATAGAAGACCTGACAAATATATGAATTTATTAGCTCGCAATTGGATATAGGTTGAAAATTCTGATGCTGTTTTTGCGATAGGGCAACTAAAGAATAATGTAGTTGACGGAGGTACTGGCTGGGCAGTATAGATGGCTATAGATGTTAATAAGCCAGTTTATGTATTTGATCAAGAACGTAATAAGTGGTATACTAAAGTAGATGAAGATTGGGTTGAAATAGGTACTCCTACACTTACTCCTAATTTTGCAGGTATAGGTACACGTAATATAAATCAAAATGGTATTGAAGCTATTAGAGATGTGTATGAAAATACATTCAAAGAAGATGAAACTAGGATGAGTGCTGTAAATATTTATTATGGTACTAATGAAAATCCTCAGTTAAGCAATTTTGCTATTAGACCGTTTAACTTTAACATAGAACAAGATGATAGAACAACTAGAACAGTTAGATTTAATTCTGTAGAGTAGGGCTTTCATTATATGAAAGCTATAACGGCAGGTAGATATGATATTGCAGAGGATATTCTTAATACAAATGATCCTAAATAGGCTAAATATCTAACGTCTCAGAGAAATTTATCTATGACGCAAGATTAGCTTAATTAGTGGAATTCTATGTCTAAATCTGTAATGTTAAATCTTATGTTAGACTCTTTTGAACAAAACCCTAGCGCTGCTGATTTATTATTATCTACAGGTAACATTAAGCTAACCCATATGAGAAATGGAATAGAATAGGATAACGGTAGATTTAGTGAAGTTATTACTACAGTTAGAGATATACTTCGTGAATAGTCTTATACTATTAGTTCAACAACAGAACTTACTGGTGTAGATTTATTGGCCTTGTATGATCAAGGTAATAATAGAATATCTGAAGTATTAGATACGTTAGAAGATTTAACATCTGATGAAAGACAAACCTGTTTAAATGAATTTGCATAGTAGATGGCAAGAGATAATGTTAATACACAAGATAAACTTGAGGAAGCGTTAAGAAAATTCATATGTAATTTATAATTCCAGATAATATGTATAAATGTCCAAATAAAAATCTTCCAGAATGGAAGGAACTAGAAAGAGTTGTACCAGAAGTTGCATATACTGTCTGGGATTTGAATAATGGTCATGGTATAGATAAGGCTCCAAATGGGGAGCCTTCTATACTGTTTTAGGATTTGTTAGATCATTTTGATGGTAATAGAGAGGCAGCTATAAAAGCTAAAGTAATGATATTTTCTACATCATATAAAACATGGTCAAACGGCAAAGATTTGGACGCTAACAAGGAACCCATTATCTCAGATGTAATATCTTCCCCTAGTGTAACTTATAATCCAGAAGACTTTACTCCAATACCTCAAGAGGATATGAGAGTAATCAATGAAGTAACTAAATTATATGAAAAAATATAGAAAGGTTTAAAAGACAGATTAAATTCTATTAAGAGATACACTGTTAAGAATCCTAAAGTATGGAATCAACTATAGACTACAATATAGCAACTGGCTAATTCTGAAACAGAGGAAGGTATATATCAATTCTTATAGCATATTGATGAATCTATAAACGATAGTATTAAATTCTTAAGTAAACCTACAAAGAATATTAGTGCTAAACAGATTAGATAGTTATCTAATGATTATATTGGCTTCTATAAGCCTCTTATGGATGATATAATATATTTATTCGATACTACTGATATATTTAAAGATAAACCTAATTATGATACTATAAAAGAATTAGCTAATACATTATCGCAACAAATAGATAGTGTTAATAATAAGTTTATAAATGTACTTAAATCTAAGGGTTATAGTATGTTACAGCAGTATCTTACAGAATTAGGTATGCCACAGAATATGATATAGGATACTATCAATTGGTTAGATGATCCTAAACATGATTCTAGTTTATTTATGGATTGGTTCGGTATGTCTAGTAATAGCAATAATGCTGTACAACAGATTATAGCTAAACTACTTAATGATACTAAAAATGCTACAGATAGAGAGACTATGGAGGTTGGCATTAAATTAGTTAAATTAGTAAATGCTGCTAAAGAAAAATATGGCAACGATGTGCAGAAGTTATTATATGAAAAATTAGACGATGGTACATACTCTGGTAATAAGGTATCCCCACTGAATAATGGTCAATTAAAGCGTGACCAGAGATAGTTCATGGATAAATTAGCTGAAAAATTAGGTATATCTAAAGACAATAATAACATGTATGTGTTACCGCAAAATGAAGATATACAAAAGAAGTGGTTTGATGAACTAACTAAGTGGTATGCAGATAGAGCTCAAAGGAGATACAAAGCTGAATATTATATTCTTAGAAATAAGATGCTGTCTATGAAGACTAGAGATGCTGAAAGAGAGATCCAAAGTATGATAGATGGTATTACACAATCTATGACTATTAACGGTATATAGTATGAAAACCTACTTACAGAAGCAGAATATAAATAGTTAGAATCTCTACGTAAATAGAAAAGATTATTATCTAACATATTTAATATAGATGGTAGCGAAAAGACTGGAATAGATAGAGTAATAGCAGACGAACTAATCTCCTTTCACGAAGAAGTGAATAAACATATTAAATATGATATAGACAAAGATAAGTACGAAAAGGATTTAGCTAAAGTAATAGAAAGATACGGAGGTGAAACCGCAGAAGTATAGTTATGGAAACAAAGAAATACTGTAACTAGATATACTCAAGATTTCTATGACAGAATAGCTAATCTAGAATCTGATCCTGCTAATAAAGATCCCGAAAGTACTTATTAGAAACTGCGTAATAGGAGAAGACAATTACAAAATTTATATAAGGATCCTCATACCAATAAGATTGACATTAATTCATTAAGCGATGATGAGAAAAGAAGCTTATTATAGTTAGATCAAGATATAGCAAATGCATATACTGCTACTCAAAAAACAGAAGGAGCTGATAAATTCTCAAATTTTGCAGAAATAGTAAATACAGAATAGTATTATCATGATATGGAATAGGCTAGAAATGCAGGCGTCCAAGCATATAATGAATGGTTTAATAATAATCATTATGAAGATGTAAGAGGATTTATGCATCCAGCTTCATATTATACAGAGCTTAGACCACTACCTGAATTTGCTCAGTAGTATACAGAAACAGTACCATCTAGTAAATACTCTAAAATACTGGAATCTTCAGAGTGGTATAATCCTGAATTTGATGAGAACGGACCTGCTATTTAGCCCAACAAGAAATATTATGATAATAGTAAGGCTTATAATGAAGTAATGAATAAACCAGAAGTAAAGGAATTATATAATGAAATTACTAACATAATGAACGAAGCTATGAGTTTTATATCATTCCTCACTAATAGTAATGAAAATATGATGCCACAAATAGAAGCTAGGTTTATGTAGGTATTGAATCGTAAAGATGGAATATTAAATAAGTTAAAATATGCTGTAGAAGATTTTGCTATAACAAAAGAAGATGATTTAGATTTCGTTAAAGAGTTTTCTACTATGCCTAATGGAGATCCTATTAAAGTAATACCTACTAGGTTTATTACTCCTTTAGAAGATACAAATAGTATATCTACGGATGCTGTATCTGCTGTAGTACAGTTCTACAATATGGCTGCTAATTATAAAAATATGTCAGCTAAACAAGATGAAGTAGAATTAATGCTCAATTTACTAAAATAGTTATCTATAAGAACCTCTAAAGAATTAAAAGGACCTGGATCTACTAATGTATATAAATAGTCATAGTTATTAGTAGATAGATTGATGTATGGTAGAAATAAAACTCCTATTGAGGGTAATGTGTTAGGTTATGATATTAACTTTGGTAAAGCTTTAGATATTGTTAGAGGATTTGTTACTAAAGTAAACCTATCTGGTAACTTATGGTCTATAGGTACTTCTTTCTTTACTGATGCTACTTATACTACTTTAGAAACTAAGATGGGTAGGTATTTTGATTTAGAAGATTTAAACTTTGCTAGATCTGAATTTGCTAGAGAACTACCTAACATGATGTAGAACATAGGTAATCCTAATCCTAAAGGTAGATTACCTTATTTACTTATGCTTAATTAGGTAGTAAAAGATAACAAAAAGTTATTTGATAGATTAGACTAGAGTTAGGTATTACGTTCTATTAATCAAAATTTTTGGTTTGCTGGATATACGTAGTCTGATTACACTGTTAAAAGTCATACTTTATTAAGTATCTATCATAATTATCGTTTGGTTGATAATGAAGGTTTTATGTCAAAGCAATAGTATATAGATAAATTCTACTCTAATGATAGAAAGAAAGGAGCAGTAGAATTTAAATAGCTTACTACTACTTTATATGATGCGTATATAGAACTTCCAAATGGCGATGTAGTGGTAGATGATAAATATAAACCTTTAATCACAGATAAATTACTAAATGATGTACGTAATAGAATAGAAATCATAAGTAAACGAATAGATGGTACTATTCGAGAAGTTGATAAAGCAGCTGTACATGCCAATGCTATGGCCTCATACTTAGTATTACATCGTAACTTTATGATTTCCGCATTACATGATAGATTCAAACCTAAACAGTATAATTTAGATTTACAAACTATAGAGGAGGGTTACTATAGATCTACAGGTAGATTTTTAAAGAACGTAATTGCTAATAGACATTTTGCTATTAAATAGTTATTAGCTGATTATAATAATATGTAGGAATATGAACAATATGCTGTTAGAAGGGTACTAAACGAATTAGTCCTTATTACTGCATCTACAGCAGTAGCTCTCGTTATAGCTAGTGTAGTTGATGGTGATGATGATTATGATACTTGGTTAACATAGTCAATAACTTATTTAGCTATGCGTTCAGCATTTGAGTTCCGTACTATGTATAATCCTTTTGAATTTATGGCTTTAATTAAATCTCCAACAGCAGCTTTCAATTGGTTTGATAATATTAGTAGTTTCATAAACTTGATTAATCCTGCTTCATATATTGGAGATAGAACTCCATTTACTATAATAGATAGAGGAGTATATAAGGGCATGCCAGTAATACTTAAAAATATTATTAAGGTAACGCCGTTTAAGAGTATTGTAGAAGCTCAAGATCCTAAATCAAAACGTAATTACCTACAGAATCAATTAATGAACTTCTAAAGTTTCTATATCAATTCTCAATTAGTTTAAATGCGCCAATAAAAAGATAAGCCTACTGACTATTAAATCAGTAGGCTTTTTAGTTATAAAGACTCACCAATATCTTCATAACTATAGTAGTCTTCTTCTGGTAATTCTGCTTCTATAGAGTCACCAAATCTATACCAGCTATAGAATAACCTTCTTTCTAATTCTGGCACTTTTATACCTTGCCAAAATCTATTAATCTCTAGCATGGCATCTAGAGTAGAAGGTTTACCATTATTACGAAGACGTTTAATATCTTTATTATACTTAGGATTACTCAGACAATAAACAGTATAATGTCTTTTGTTAATAGTTATATACCGTTTATTATAGTAAGAGTCTAACCTAGATAATTTACAGTGTGTTTCAAGAGACTCAATAGTATTTACACTACTATCATAAACAAGAAAGACCTTATCTTCTAGAAAAGGTCTATTTTTATCAGATGTAAAAGCATTTATAAATCCACTTTCTACAGTTAAATCTCTCCACGTAATATTATCATCACATAATGGAACTATATAAATACTTACATCATTCAAGTTCTTCAGTACCATCTTCTTCGTAATATTTACGAGTATGGTCCCAATTACCTGTCTGATAATGATATGATAGTTCTGTTAAAGTTTTGACAATAAGGTCCTTACGACTATCTAACTCTAATTCATTAAACATGTTAAATACTCTCACTTCATTATTACTATTTGTTTGAATAGCAATAATATATGCTTCACAATCATAATCTGAAATATCAATTTCTTGATCTTTCATGTACCAACTAATTGCAAGCAAGTAATAAGTTATCTGTCTATAATAATCAAACTCTTCTACAGAATGTTTAAAATTATAGACATCACTAGTTGTTTTTAAGTCGATTAAAATAATCTTCTTATTTATATGATCAAATATGCATCTATCAAGTAAAGATTTACAAGGTGCAATCCAATCATCGATAGGTAATTCCCAATTAATATGAAACTCATTATGAGATTCTACTCCAGGAATATCTTCTAATAACTCTTTCGCTTTCTTATGATTATCAATATTATTCTTAATATTTTTAAGCATATTTAAATCAGCAAAAGATATTACTTTACGATTATCTTTTTTACTTTGTAATGCTTTAATATAATTAGCATAACGATTACATAGCTCTGTAGCTTCTTTTAAGACGATTTCAGAGCTTTTTGAATTACTGTATGCAGATTTGTATGCAGCAATCTTTTTATCGTCCTCTATGAGTTCTAATGAATTAGCATAAATCTCACAGAAATCTTTTTGTTGTTTTACTTTAGGTACTTCATAATCAAGAATTACATAATCATTCCAGAAATCCTCTGGTTGTAATATATATTCATGAATCATAGTACCCCTTTCGAGCTGAGGAAGTTTTAATCCTTCTTCCTTTCCATCTATCATATCTCGATAGAAACGTGGTCCTTTCTTCAAGAACCAACCAATAGCAGAATTTGATATTCTCGTATTGTCTTCATAATACGGTTTATCAATTATCATTCTTACTTAATTCTATAGTTACTATTTTAGGTCTTTCTCTTTCAAGATAACTGTCAGTTAGTATACTACAATTATATTGATTTAAATGACCATATGATATACCATCATGCCAATGCCCAAAGAAATGATGCTTATATTTACCAAAACAGTAATGTTCAAGCTTTTCATTATAATTAGGATTTTCATGAGTAATAAGTATATCACAGTTTTGTATCTTTTCATATGGGCATATATACTCATCGTATTCATTCTGAGTATCTTCAAATGCCCACGTTTGCCAATGTATAGGAGCTATCCAAGGAGTTCCATAAAAGGTTATTCCTTCATATTCATATAGTTCATCAACAAGAAATACTACTTTATCGTTAGTTAAAGTTGACATCTTAATTTTAAAATCTTGCCAACTTAAATCTTCTACAATATCATTGATAAGATTTTCTATATAAATATCATGATTTCCTGGAACTACAATTACCTTTTTACACGGTAATTTATCTACCCAATTGACAAAAGTAATAGACCAGAATTTATCTGATTCTTCGTTATCTCTCTGAGCAAGTAAATTCACTACATCACCTGCTATACATAACACATCACATTCTGGTATATTAATTAAATGACCATGTATATCACTTATTGCGCAGATTTTCATGGTATAAAGTTTTAGTTAGTTTATATATAATTATACTATAAAATAGTATCATTTCTTTAGTTTTTTTATTAACTCATCTACCTCCTTCTGATTATGAACTATATAGAAGCTCATATTAGGTTCAAAATTATATAGATAGTAATTAAACAGTTTCTCACGTAAAGGCCATGTATCTGTTCCGTAACCTTTACACTCAATTACAAATTCTTTTCCTATAAAATCAGGCAAATATGTAATTGCTCTTATTTTTTTACCGTGAAATTCGAATTTAGGTAATAATGTATAGCGTTTATTTTCATAATAGACTTTAATATTTGCTTCTTTTAATTTACTATACGTATATGCTTCAAGTTTAGATCGAAAACAGATTCCGTCTAATTCTACTTTAGTAGCATTTTTAACTTTCTTGTTTATCTAATTTTTCATAACTCCAAATATAGCCACCTGCTGTTTTTCTCTTATTCTTACAAACTGCAGATATATTATAAGACTTAATTCCTGTAACTCTTTCTGCTTCTTTTATGCTAAAAAAAGAATTAATATATGAGTTATTAGTAGTATATTGTACTACTGCTTTTGCTTTTTGATTAACTTTTCTTCTAATATTACCAGTTCCATAAGAATGGTTATACGTACTAGTACACCATTCTAAATTATCTATTGAATTATTTAATTTATCTTCATCCTTATGATTTACTTGTGGTAAATTATTAGGATTTGGTATGAATGTTTGTGCAACTAATCTATGTACCAAATAATATTTCTTAGTGTTATTTTCAAATAAACATACCTCATAATATCCAGAATTATTAATCTTTTTTGCTAGTTTTCTTCCTTTTTTAGTAAAAGTCATTAATTGTTTTGTGTTCGGATTTAGTATTTCTACTTGTCTATTCTTTGAATAAATTTCACCGGTATCAGTTATATAATAATATTTATATCCATTTATATCTTTTCTCATAAAACATTGAATCTATATATACCAGATAACGTAAATTTATTTATTTAGTTCATTATTTATCCAGTTTTTTACTTCTAAGAATGAATTATTCTTAACAGCATCTGAAATATCTTTAGATTTAAATTTCTTATGAATAAACAGAAAGTCTAATTTATATTTACTTATAATTTTTCGTACATTTTGAAATCCAGCTTTATCACGATCATATATTATAATAATATGCTTAAATCTCTTCTTGAGAATATCTAAACATTTCTGTGGGATAAATGTAGACTCTGATGATGGGCTTATTGCTGGAATACCCATCTCATATAAACACATGACGTCTTTCATACTCTTTGTAATAATGAGTATATCTCCAGTTTTAGGTAACTGTTTAAACCCCTGAATGTCGTTCTCAGTCAGGTTATTACGCCACTTTGTATATTTATCTGCTAAAGGTCTATATATTTTAAAATTATTATAAACCTTATAAGCATACATAGGATTACTATCCTTGTAAATACCCTTTACAACTCCGTTACATAGATAATATTTTATACTACTTACTCCAAATTTCTTTAGAGTAGTAGTAGAAATATTAAACTGAGACCAGTAATTGATATCTGTTAGAGTAAAGTCTTGTCTTACAATACCAATTACTGTCTCGGTTGACGGTATATATTGCTTAGAGCTAACGAGTTTCGTATCATTAGTAATTTTAAGTTTATTAACTATATCATTGAGTATATCTGAATAGTTAGTTAGTCCTGTGAATAGTGATACAAACTTAATTATATTACCACATTCTCCAGTACCATGGTCTTTAAACATTAACTGTTTAGTTTTTTTACTATAATAACATCCAAAAGAAGGTGTCTTATCCTTTCTTAATGGTGAATTATATATCATGCCTACTTTAAAATTACCAATGTACGCTGCATATATATCATACTCAGTTACTTTAGATAATATCCAATCTAAAGTAATACTCACATTATCTTTTATCTTTGTTGTATCGTAAATCATATGATATATTTTTAGTGATAGCTAAGGAATCGAACCTTAATTAACCATTACTATCATGAAAACGTGAGTGCATGCTATCCCTATTCTATGAATTTTGATGCCTCCGTCACACCTCACATTCGGTGTATTACCATCGATTGCTTCTTATCTCACATAGTAGCATGCTACTCACGTATCGCTATATTATGCCTAGCGTAGGCGGCTTATAGGATTATCTACAAAATTAGAAAGGCAGATCATTACTAGGCTGATCATTTACAGTAGTAGTAAGAGGGTTAACCTCTTTAACTTCCTTATCTGCAACAATTGGCTTAGTAAATTGATCGATACCTGTAATTTCTCTAATCATGCTTTCATTCTTACCTTCTTCATAGAAACCCATAGGAATATTCATAGGTTCAATAGAAGCAAACTTAACATAACTAGGAAGTGTAGTATAACCCTTATCATTATAAACTATTTTTACTTTAAGTAAAATATCTTTATTAGCACTATTAAGCATTGTTACTACCCAGTTAGCAAATTCTTTATAAGAACTGCCACTGAACGCTAATACATTCTTAGGATAGAAACACTTAAGTATACGCATAATACGAGTTACCTGGTTAGTAGCTTTACTTTGATTCTGTTCTTCAGTATCACTTTCACGAACAGCTGGTTCCCATTCAGTATGAACAAGACTCTTACCATCTTTTTCAAAAGTAAATTCAATGAATTTCTTCCCTGTAGGAGACTCTGCAAACTTTGCGGATACAAACTTAACATTGTCATGAATACCTGCTTCCAAGTACTTAGTATTATTACTATTATCTGACAACTTTACTTCATTTGCTAATTCTGTACTAAATATCATAATATCTTATTTTTAATTATTCAGGTAAATAAACTTTATTCCAATAAGCAGTAATGTTATTATTTTCATCACTCTCTGCTACTACTATATTCTTCCCTCTTAAATGCGGTGCTCTAGCTTCAATAACGGAATTATCTCCGCCTTCAAATGAGATATGTGTCTCATTCTTCTTTCTATATACATAGCCAACAGCATCTGCTTCGCCACATATAATATTTGCTAATGCACCTACTAAATCAAGAGACATTTCTGCCATTTCTTCACCATTCTTATTAATCAACTTATCTTTAGTATGACCAATAAGTATAAAGTTATCACATAATCCACGGAACATGTCGATGACTTTTCTTACAGCTTGTCTTATATACAAATAACCAGATCCATTAGGTAATGTTCTTAAATCTGTACCTTCATACTTTTTACCCATTGGAGTAGCTTTATAAAGCTGTATAGCAAAGCTCATACACATCTCTTCTAGACGTGTAGCATTATCTATAGTAATATATTTATAAGGATATTTACCAGTTTCCTTTTTAATCTCTCTTATTGCATTAGCTATATCACCTAAATCTTTTACAGATCTGGCTTGAACGGCTAATGCCTCTAAGAACTCTGAACCACCTTCTAAATCAATAATTAGATTGTTATCCAGTGCTGCAGCTAAAGTAGTTTTCCCAGCTTTTGGTTTACCAAATAAAATCAAAAATCTAGGATTTTCTACTTTAGCTTTTACTTTCTCTTTTGGTAATACAATCATAAAAGCTTTTATTTTTTTTGTATTCCTCTGATAAAGTTCTGATAATTTCTGATAATATGGAATAAGATATTTTAATTAAAACAAACCACGTTTCTTAATATTAATCGTGATATCGATAATAGTTTTCTTTGTCTTCGGTTTTAAATAGTTCAAAGAACCAAATGCAATAGGAATTACTTCATAACCAATCTGTACGAAGTTATCAAAGATTTTAACCGGAGTACCAAACTCATCTTTAAAGTCATAGTCAACATCAAACGGACAATGTTCCTTTGCATAAATATCAAGTGCATTAATAGCCTTGAAGAATTCTGTTTCTAAGTCGAAATTAATTACATTATCTCCCCAACACTTAAACGGACAATTAGCGCATTCCTTCGGCAACCATCCAATATTATGAGTCTTACTTAAACCTAAAGTAATAATATCACCTGCACCAGCATATTCGATGCCATAACTGCAAGAAGGATAATCACTCTTACTTTCTACAGTCATCCAAGGATAAGCGTTAATTACTCGGTCCATTAAAGACTCCTTATATGTTTTTGCACTCTTAGTATTTTTCGGTAATGTAAATGTATATGATTTCATAATTTTCAGCCTTTTTAATTGTTATTACTAAACGAAATCTTCCTTACTGGTTCATCTTCTCGTATAGTCTCAATTAAGTTATTGTATTTAAGGTCATTATCAAACTCAAGTATAGAACATTCACCTGCATCTCTATTCTTTAGAATATGCAAGTAAACCTTATCTCTTACTGGTAGACGATTTGGTCCATAACTCTGTATATTGAGTAATTCTGGCCTATGAATACATATAACGTAATCTGATGCATGAAAGATAGTATCAGCAGAAGATATATCGCTACGCATTGGATAATGCATAGATGGATTATTAATTCTTTCAGGATTTTCGATATTACGATTCATCTGTGATAACTGTATTATTGTAGTATCAGGAAACTTCTTTACTCTAATAAACAGTTTCTGTAAATCGGAAATCACTTGTAGTGCACTTTCACGATTTTGCCCTTCAACAAGTAAAGTATGATCAAGTATAATCACAAATTTCTTGCCTTTAGCTTTATTCTCATAAAAGTAATCAATGGTAGATGCTATATCTGCAACAGTACCCGGTGTATCTACATAATATATCGGATATGATTTTATCTGTTGAGAGGTTTGTTCTACTTCTTCTAATAATGAATTATCTAATTCACTAATAGAACTATATAGCTGAGCAGTAGTTTGCCTTAACTTACTACTTAATTTTCTACCTACTTGTCTTGAACTTAACATTTCAAATGAAAAATTAAGTACTACTACATCCTGATTAGAATTTAAGTCTATTAAATCACTTTCAAGCGTATTTACAAATGAACTCTTACCGCTACCAGATATACCTACAATAGTATATATAGTATTAGGTTCAATACCACCCATACAGGACTTATTGAACTTACTCCATCTAGTACGTAAAGAAACAATCTCATGATTTTTTCTCTTACGAATATACTCTACTGCTTCATTAGTAGCAGAAGATATATGTCTAAATGTTAGTGTTTTAGTAGATATCTGTTCCATAATTATAGTAATTTTGGTTAGGAGTTTCTACTTTCATTTGTTCCTCAATAGTTTCCCACTCATGTTGAGTGAGCCATTTCCACATAGTCTTCATATAACCTATTTTACCTGTACGCATACGCTCATCTATTTCATATTTTAAACAATCCATAATGTGTTCATGCATTGCTTTAGACTTGCCTATGATACGATTATATTCTTTCCTACATTTGTTTACATTAGCTCTGAGAAATCCTTTAGTTCCATCAGGTCTCATAACGTAAACTGGAAATTGGTCATAAAACATATCAAACATAGCTTTATCTTCTTTAAGGAGTTCTTCTAGTTTTTCTGTTTTACTTATGACTTGGGTATCTCTATCATATTGGATAGAAATTAAACCTTGAGTCTCTAACTCTTGTATTTCTTCTTCATTAACTAGGCTGAGAAGTCTCTGAATGTCTTGATTGATTGTTTTGATATCATTCAATACAAGTGTTAGGAATACTAATTGATTAATAGATAAAGTTGGTATTCTATCTAAGATAGAAGTGTCTATTTCTAAAATCATAGTCTTATATATTATATAAGCTTATGGTTTGTCTGAAATATATCTGATAAGCCTCTGTTAATCCCATAGGCTCAATTGTAACGGTTTCAAATCTCTGATTATCTTATAGGCTTCCATAATGTAATACCTATAATTAATCTTTCTTTCTTCAATTGATTTATCATCAAACTTATTTAGAAGAGTAACGCCAGATGCTGTTAGCATATTCTGATACTGCCTTGCAGAAGCCTTATATTTATGTTCTCCTACATATGGCTCAGTGTATGTTATAATTTCACCTTCTTTATGGCCAGTATCTTTCCATTTCCATAAGTATCCACCATTAGTAGATGCATAGAAACGATTAGTTCTCTGTTGTTCCTCATTCATATATTCAACGTGCCATTGTTTACCAGTTTTCTCAGACATTAGAAAATCTCTTATATCTGTACAATTCTTAATTGTATCTTCAACTGGTATTCCATCTTTAAAGAAACTTATTACTGCTTTAGGTATAATCTTTGGAGTTAATCCTTTACCTAATTTTACAGTAGTGATAAACATTCCTTTCTCCTTTACTTTGTTATCTTCAGTAATAGCAAAATAATCATTAATAGCATATTGATACATTGCTTTAAAACGATCTTCTTCTAAGGTAAGTTTAGTAAGCTGTTCCCATTCTCTACAAATACTGTTTACTTTAGAATATGCATCTTTCTTTAGTAAGACGAATAAACCATCAGTATTTGCTTGGACGATTCGACATCCAATTTGAGTTAATTTCTCAGCCAACATAAGTAATAGTAACTGTCCGTTAATTCTAATTTGCATTACTGCAAACGGACTATAACAGAAGTTATGTTCATTCTGCAAGTTACCAGATAAACCATTTAAAGCTAACTTTAAAGTTTCATTCTTTACTTTATCGCCATTGTGTTTAGCTTCAATTCGCTCATCTTTAATTTGCTTATATACTTCTAAAAATTCTTTACCTAAATGTCTAGGATAGAATTCATATTCTATAAGCATACTTGGATATAGTGAAGCTACATCTATATCTATGAGCATTTCATCATCTCTAGGAATAATGATTTCAGGACTATTCACAGAGTGAATACCTCCTACTCCTACAGAATAGCGTAAATTATTAAATACAAACTTATTTTCATATCCTTTTCTACCTGGAGATACTATCTGATTTTTCATATCTTCTAGTACTCTTTGTAAAATAGGACTATCATATTTAATAAATGGTAATATTACATCTTTTAATGGTATTACGCTCATTGGAGATCTTAAATCTTTAATATCCCACCAAGTTAGACCTGTTTTTTCAAGATATTTCTGAGTTAAAATTTTCATCCCAATATTTACACCATCTTTACTTAGTACTCTTACTCCATATTCATCTTCAATAGCGATTCGTAAATCAACGTCTTTCTTACATCTATTTAGTAATTCTGAAGTAGATTCAATATCATTGATATTATAATCTATCATAGAGTCAAAATCTTCTAAAGGAAGTGGTTTAGTCCAATCACATACAAATTCCTGTACATTAGGATATTGCATTGTTACTTGGATTTCCTTTAAACCTACTCTAAGCTTATTAGAATATAACATAGTAAGAATATCAAAAGTATCAAACCATATTTGATACTTCCAATGTTTCCACGCGTCTATATTATCTTCACTTGAAGTGGTTATAGTCTTACTTAGATTAAATATAGAACTACATATAGTAGGTATATTATATTGCATTAATTTATCTTCATATTCAATTATATAATTAATTATAGGATTATCATAATGCAAATTATTATAGCCACAAAATATAATATTAGTTGGAATATTAATATTTGTAGTATAATAATCTCCCCAAGTAATGTATTTATCTACTTGTTTAAAGAATTTAACTAATTCTCTTAGTTGATTTTTCCTCTCTGATATCTCAAACTTATAGATGTCGTTTGTTTCTGTATTTTTTACCGAACAATGAAAGATATTTTGAAATACCTCAATATCATATACGTAGACTATCTTTCCTCGTATAATCATATTATAAGTATTTAAAAGTTAGATCTCATGGTTGGACTCGAACCAACGCAATCACACTACATAGTAGCGGCTCTACCACTGAGCTACATGAGAAACCAGTTTAAAACATGGAAACAGAAATATTATTAGTTTTTATGCTGCTAATAACTTATTACGACTGTAGTAAGTTATACTGTTATCTCCTTCAATATCCTTTACGGTTACTCCTGTGAATGATGTATCTTTCTTGTACTTTTTAGCTAATTTAGCAGCTTTACTCTTTGCTTCATCTCTAGTAGATGCTTCAAAGTTTCCAGTAGCAAAATCGTATACTTTCATATCATTATCAGAGCATTTTCTCTGTATAGCATATTGAAAGTTTCTCTTGTTAGGCTTTTCTTTAACAGATAGTTCTGCGGCACTAGGAGCCATCTGTTTACCTTTTTTAGGAGTTAAAGGATTATTACGTACTGATTCATCAAATTTAGCTTGCATAGATTTCTTTGCAAGTTTATCAGCTTTTATTTTCTCTTTGATTTGTTCAGTTGTTAACGTAACTCCCTTAGGTTTAGTGAACATATTGTTCTTAACTATACGCGTAAAATGTTTCTTCTCTTTACGGGTATATCGTATTGTAGGATCATATCCTGCTTTCATAAGAATATTCTTGATTAATTCTTTTTTAGATTGTTTTATAGATTTGTTTTCATTCATAGCATCTTTTGCTACTTTAGTAGTATATTCAGACTGCTTCTTGTTTCCTGCCCACTTTACAAATCCTATTACTTTCCCATTCTCATCATATTTAATGACTCCAGATGGTCCCGGTTTCTTGCTTACCGTCATTATTTGATAAGCCTTATAGCTTCTACGAAACTTATTCTTGTTACTTCTATGATTCTTTATACCGGTTCTATTATTTTTCTTTGCTAATATCTTTTTCATAATTTTTGATAATTAAGTTATTTACTTGAAAATCCTTTTATTATGGTAGAATTTTCTTCCTTTATCATTTCACAATAAAATATAGTAGTAGTATTAGTACCTACACCTATACTACTTAATTCTCTTTCAGGATGTTTACTAGCCCAGTTTATAAGAATATTAACTCTATTCTCATAAGCTGAACTAGACTCCCAAAATTTCTTTCTTATATAAATTGCTTTTCTAATTTCTTTCATATTTATGCAGCTAATGATAAAGCAGGAGCTTCAATATTAAGTTCTGCTTTCTCATTAAAATCTGTAATATCTTTATTGATTTTGTTAATTTCTAATTGCAGTTTATTTTTTAAACCTGCAATATAAGCTGAAGTAAGCTCTTCAGTTTTATCTAGGTTCTTCTTTCCTTTAGAACGTTTAAGTTTCGGATCAAGAGTCTTAATCTTACTTAAGTGAAATAACTGTTCAGTCTTTTCACACAAAGTAAAGATGTTAAGATAGTTATTATCTTTAGGTAATTCAGTAAACTTCTTATAACCCATATTAATACACTGCATATATAGTTTTAATAATATGCGTTCTTCAGATAGAGTTTCAATCTTCTGAAGCAATGCTTTTAAGTCATAATTACGTTTAGCTTCTTTTGGAATAACATTTTCTTCTTTAATCTTATTCCAATAGAAAGTAATTTCGTTAGAAATTTCCTTAATACGACCGATTTTACCTTTATTCTTATCTCCGAGCAAATATATTGATGTAATTGATTTCATATTGATTAATGTTTTTAAATGTTAAATACTCGACCAAACTACATCTACCAGTAGTAGTCCCTATGGGATTCAAACCCATAACCTACACATTAGAAGTGTGTTGCTCTATTCAGTTGAGCTAAGGAACTGTGTAGTAACAACTGCCCAATTCAGCAGTAATTACTATAAATAGTACCCAGTTCAGTACTATGAAATTATGTTGTTTTAAGATAATATCCAAATCAATATTTTCTAAATTTTCTTAACTGGCCGAGTACTATAGGAATAACCCGTCCACCAGTCTTAATTCCAACTATTCCATTAAGCCCTTCAAGGTTAACGTCTTCAACGTTGGTTATACCATTTTCTCTTGCATATTTTTTGATATTCTCTTGATTAATCCATTTAGAATGTAGTTCCCCATCTGAACAATTCCGCATACAATCAAACAAAATATCAACTATACAATCGAAATCCTTACGTTTCTTTGCCTCATCAATTATACTTTTAGTAATTTCGTCAAAGGCATATTCATTTCGAGTCGAATTTGACCCAGTAATTGCATCTGCTATACTAATAGAAGCATCTATAATACTTACCGATTCATAAGTATTAAATAATCTTTGCCACCATAATGGCCCACTTCCGTAAAATAGAAAGACCCGTCCATCTTCTCTAATACTTACTTTTTTAGGCGTTTCGGTACGTCCTCCATTCCAAATCTGAATTTTAGACAATATGGCTGGCTCAGAACATATTAGAATTCGCAGAAGTTCTACACGCAATGAAGAAAGTCTGCCGTTCATAAGCTTCTACTATTTTTCTTCAGTAATTGTAGCAGTTACGTGAATTTCAGTTTCCTGATTATCTAAACCGCACTGCCGTAAATACTCAACCTGCATACGCTGATTCATATCCATATAACCACGGACAGTTTCAGCTAACTGCATACACTTACGTGTCATTTCTTCATAGAAGTTCAACACACTCTGGTTGGATAACTTAGTTAAGTCATTCAACATAGGAAGTTCTTCAGCTGTAAAGAACATAGGCTTAGAGCCTGGTTTGCTCAACCGTTCAATACACTCAATTACGTTCTGCCGAGTTGCTTTAGTAAATTCAGGATCAGCAAGCTCAAAGACTAATGATGGATCATTCTTCTTCTCATTCAAGATGATTTTCGGACGTCCATCAACATCCTTCTCAAGTAAACTAACTGACTCAACATCAATAGCCTTGAGAATATAAGCTTTTACTTCCTGACGGAAAGTATTCTTACCTGTAGCTACATCTTCTTTCCACTTAAGGTCAGGAGTCTGTGCTACGATTGTAAATATCTGCTGTCCAAAGAAAGGCCCAAACTTCTGGGCTGTTTGCCGATAGCGAGCTAAAATTTGAGCTGCTAAACCCGGAGTGTTAGCTCCATTAATATTATTTTCCATAAAAATGTTCCTTTTTGAGTCCGTACTTGATATACCAATACGAACATAGTTATACAAAAATTGATAAAATCTCTCCACTGTTCGATTATTTAATAGCTATTCAAAATTGGAATAGGTGAACTCAATCACATAATCTACTAAGCACAAAAATAATAAATTGAAAATTTATGAGAAATACTCTG